TACACCATTAGGTGCTTTGTATTCTACAAATTGGAAACCAGCTGACAGAGCATTCTGATGAAGAACTGATTGAGTCTTCTGAACAACACCAATAGAGTTATTGTCTAGTACAAATTGAGTCCAACCAGATACTGTCTTAAGTACTTCTTTATGGAACTGAATAGCACCTCTTTCACCAGTTTTAATTAAGAAGTATCTCTCACCAAAACCTAATTTAGAAGCACTTAATTCATATAGAGCTTCCTCTAATAATTTTAATGAGAAATTATTGTAATACATTGTATTAGCAACTTCCATCTGTTCAAATAGACCAGCTCCAGTCTTAATGGCACTTCCTGACTTACCAATGTTCATATATTCTCCATTAGAATTTCTGTTGCTTCTACCAAAAGCAAGAGCATTGTTCTTATAGTCAGAGAATTGACATTCTACTTCCCAGTCTACATAGTGCATCCATTTATTAACAGTATCTCTGGTGTATCTACCCTCAGTTTCTCTGACAACAGGAATACCAACTGCAAGTTTCTTATTAAGCATATTTCCAGGAACTTTATGCTGTATTCTTACAGTAGACCACTCATTCCTCATAGAGACAGGAGAACTGAATCTTACATCACCTACTTTCCTTGAAAGTTCTTTCTCAACAAAGGCAGCTTCAATAGAGAATCTTTCTCCTGCCAGTAATCTTTCAACTGGGCATCCCATAGTATTACCACCTGCAAGCTCTACCTTATATACTGCATTGGTACCTTCCATTCTAGGATCACCAAGGATTCTAAATTGGTAGACCTCATTAAGGTTACCTACTATATATTCCACTTTGTTATCCTATAGGCTTTTTATCCTATAGTTCTATTACTTTACCATTGTAATAGGTCGGGATAAATTTTCATCCTTATAAAGGCATAAGGAGTTGAGCACTCTTGGAGATATTATATTCTACGATAACCATTTATTAGTTGGCTTAAATAACCCTTACTAATATGCCACTTACTTATTATTTCTTTTCTACTAAGTCCTAAAGATAAATCTTTAATAATGTCCTCTCTGTCTTTTTGACTCAATTTATAAGTTCTTGTGGTTCTTAGATTGATATTATTTCTAACTAATAAATCCTTAATGGTTTGTTTATCTACATTAAATAGTCTACCTATTTCTCTTAATGATTTTCCAGACTTATATTCTCTAACAATGGATTCTGTATCAAGAATCTTAAATAATTTAATTCCATCTTGACCTCCTTTAGTGGAGTTGTAACCATTATTATAGGAATCATAATACCTTATCCAATACCTTTCTCTATCATTAAGATTAGTAGATTCTACTTCTTCGATTACTTCTATTGTAAAGTTTGATTTACCATACTTATTTATGGCTTTGTGTATAACCATATTTAATATTGCTTGGCTACATTTAGTAGCACAGTGCTGATAAAATCTCTCTTTTACATTTTGAATAGTTTGTCCTATATAGGATTTACCATTTATTTTATTAGTAATCTTATAAATAAACCCTCTCATAGTTTCAATCTCTAACCTCTACACTACTTTAAGTTATTACACTTAAAGTTAGCACGGTATTACCTTATATTATTTGGAAGGCTTCACCGTTTTTGCTCAATTTTACTTAGGTTTGTTACCAAACCATGATGGCAAATAGCTTGTAGGTTAAGCTATGAGTCTACCATCAGCAAACCAATCTTCAGGGAATACTAAGTAGAATGGGGCAGTTCCAACTCCCACATTAGTAGGATACTCACTTGTAATAACAACATTATTTTCATCCCTTGCTTCTACTAGAGGTATATTTCTTCTTGTAGAGCCAATTACATCCCAGTAATATTCACTGTCATCTTCAAATTCCTTACAATATGTTATCTATATGTCTCCATATAGTTCAGACTATACCATTGTCTCATAGAGACAGACATATTATAGTCGTTGAACCTTCCTATTAATTTATAGGCTTGGCTGCTGATTATCTAATTCCTTCTTTATTTCTAAAAGTAAAGTGTTTACCTCTTTAGGATAAACAATACCTCTAACTATTTTAGAGATATAACCATTTGTTACTCCTGTAGTCTTTTCTATTTCAATGGTACTCTTCATATCTACAAAGTAATATTTAAGAATATCCTTTAATATAGATAGACTCAGTTTCTTTCTTTTTGGTTTTTTATATCCTGAAGGTTTTCCATAATATTCTTTATAAGTACTAGACCATCTAATCCCTCTAACTATTTCTCCTATAAGAGAGTCAGACACATTGTATCTTTTGGCTAATGTAGTTTTATTCTTACAAGACTCCCAGTCCTTATATATTTGTATAACCTGCTTTTTAGTAAGTTTAGCTCTGGGACTATCTTCTTCAGTCTTATAAAGATTATTTTCTTTAGCATGTCTGTGGTTATACTCAGACGTGCACCATTCCAGATTATAAATACTATTATTAGATTTATTTCCGTCTTTATGATTTACCTCTGGAAGATTTCTTGGGTTAGGAATAAATTGGATAGCTACCAGTCTGTGTACTTGTAAATTAACATACCTACCTAATCTTCTGTCCATTAATTTTACTTTACAATAACCATGACAGCTTCTATCAAACTTTAATTCCTTATTAGTTAGAGTAGAATATATTCTCCCATTTTTACTGATATAATAGTCTTCATACCCTTTAATTTTATAGTATTTATCCATAGTTATATAATTAAACTGAAATAAATATCTTTACTTTTAGCAAGAAGGACTCTAAAGAACTTCCAGCAATTTAATGTCTTTTCTGTAATAGGTCTCCCTATTAAGCCGCTAAGTTACTAACGGGAAACTGATTTAGGAATGAATCAAGGGTTTTTCCTCTATGGAAGGCTAATAGTTGTACCATTAGATTTGATGCCTTCTGGGGAGCTGCCTGAAATACTGCACCTAAGTGATTCCCCTTTGTAAGGCCTTTCCAATGGGTAAAACCCACCATTTGAAATTTATTAAGCTTTCCAGCCATATTCTATTATTATTTTATAAATTAATTAATTAAGTCCAACTTCTTCTAATGAAATATTAGTTAAATCTGATGCTTTTAAATACAGAATATTAGTTCCATGAATACTGCTACTAACTACTACATTAACAAATATTAAAGTTACTTTATCTATATTTTTGGAATCTACTAATTCTTTAAGTGTACTTTTATCTAAAGATTTTAAAGTACCTGTATTATCTAAACTAAATAAAGCATAGGGTACAGAAGTAAAGTCAAGAAGTAAAAAATTGTAGCCATCTCTACTAAATGCTTTTAATCTCTTTGTATTAATCCATGTCTTAATAATTTTTTTATTATTTTTACTAGGTAGCATGTATGATATTGAGACTACAGCCTTAGGAGCAATACTATCTAAATTAGTAGGTTCTTCAAAAATTATTTTAGTACCTTCTTTATAGGGCTGAGAAAATGCACTCCATACAAGATATACTCCAGGAGTATAGAGATTTGTACCAGTAGAAGCATCATCACCCCAAGAACTTTCTTGACCTAGGTAAGGAACAAGGCGATATCCCCCTATTCTACCTGAACCAGTAACTGTAACTAAAGAAGGTCTTACTATCTTAACTAGTCTGACTTTAGGAAACTCAGGTAGTTCTAATACTTGTCTCTTTCCATTATATATAATCATCCCTCCATAGGATGAACCATCTACTTCATATAGATCATTCTGCTCATTACTATAAGGTATAGAGCTTTTATCCTCTACTAACTTTATTCTCTTCATAGTCCTTTTATATATCTAATTTCCATCCTTTACCTATAAATGAATTAGGATCAGTTTCATCACCTCCTACATATTTTAGACTACCATCTGATGCTATAGATGTATTATTTAATGTATGTTCTAATTCCTTTAGGCCTTTCTTTGTTTCCTTTCTTACCTTGTTCTTAATTAAGCCATCAAAGTTCTTAAAACCATCAGTTAAGGTAAATACTAATCCTACATTCTTTAGGAATTCTGTTCTATTTTCTAATTCATATTTTTGGAGGGCAGTATGATATTCACCTGTATCTGGGTCCTTATAAACAGGTTTTGATATATTATCATATATTCTTCTTCTTGTATTATTATCAATGTCTAAGTCACCAAATACTTTTTTATCTGATAATATAGAATTCTTTAATTCTTCTGCCTGCTTCTTATTCTTTTCTACTTCAGCTGCCTCTTCTTTCTTATACTTCTCTATAAGTTCATCATACTGACCCTTAAAGAAGGTTTTATTATCCTGCAAAGCATCTTTAGCATCCTCTATATCAGTACCATTATCAAAGGATCTTTGTACCTCCTTTGAGGCTCTTTGCTTTGTAAATCCTTTATTAATAAAATCCTGATAGATAAGTTGCTTTCTTAATTTCTCACCATTTTCATCCTCTGCATTTATAGCATCTTCTGTTATATTATTCAAGTATTGAAGAGTACCTTCATACTGTCTTACAACATCAGGTTCTACTCCTAAATTTAAAGCTTCATCTATTCTTTTCTGCCTCTCATCCAAGCCTGCCCTAATTTGCTCTTCTACCAGATTTCTTAAATCCTCAGGGGTTTTAACACTAGTAATAGTCTCATCATCAAGGTCAGGAAAGATACCCTCTTCTGCAAAGGCTTTGGCAATGGAAGAGTAAATTTTATTTGGAGAAGAACCGTCCTTATCAGAGGGGGTATCTTCACTTCCCTTTTTATCTTCTTTTCCACTACCTACGCTCTCTGGTAAATCAAATAGTTCATCTGGATTTACCTCAGTAGTTTCTTCTTTATTTTCATCTTTATTATCTTCCTTAGGATCTTCATTATCTTTAACTTGATCCTTAGGATCTTCCTCAGGACTATCTTGAGTAAATAGAGATTCTATTTCCTCCTGTCCTAAGATATTATCCATACTTAAGTTGTCTACTTCCATATACTTCTCAAATAATTATTTTATACTCATGCAAAGTTAAAAAATATTTTATATATAATAAAGTACATAAATAATTTATTAAGAATATATAAAAAATATCCTTATTTACTGATAAAACAAAAGGTGAGAATTTATCTCACCTTTTTATTTATTCTTCTCCAAAATAGTGTTGTATCTTATCCTCTTTATAGTCATCATCCTTAAACCAGAATATAATAGCTGATTCTATTATTTTCTGTTCAATATTATTACTAAACCATGATTTAAATCTGCATATCTATATCATCTAGATTGCTCATCATTGGGTCTCCACCTAATATAACTTGATTTACTGGATACATATTTTATCTGATTTAAAATTAATAATAGTAGGAGAATAATCTCCTACTATTTTACTTAAGCTGCACTGCTGGTACCTGAATTAACTACAGGACAAGAGCAGGGGCATAAAGGATTATATGTGTTTCTAGCAGTTGCAGTAGAACCTACTGTTATATTAGCTACTTCAATAGGATAGAATGTACCATTTACATAGTTCACAATCTTATTGTCTGCACACATTCTTCTCTCAGCCTCCAGAGCTACAGCAGATTGAGAGCTAGCAGCTACACCATTAATCTGCATATTAAGTACTTTAGCTCTCCATGGTTCAACTGCATCAGCAACAGCTTGCTTAGTTTCTAAGGCACTAATTCTTGAAGCTAAAGCATCAAATCCATCTCTCTGATTCTTATATAAGCTAAATGCTGAATTATTTAATTTAGCATCCAGATTATAGAAAGAATCATGAAGAGAGGTCATGTCAGCTATTCTACCCTGATAGTATTTCTCTGTTATATCAAGGTAGTCCTGGCATTGTTTTCTTTCAAGATATTGTACATTGTTACTATTAGTATAGTCATAAGCTGCTTGACCAGCACCTACACCAGATAGACCAAATAGACCTCCACCCAGTCCACCTCTAAGTAACTCTATACCAAGAGCACCAATAGATAAACCTAAAGCAGTATTACCAACAGCTTTACTTGCATACTCCTTTTGGTTGTCTTTTTCTATAATTTCCATGATAATTAGATTAATTGATTAACTATTTCTGTAAGCTTACAGATACAAAGTTATATATTAATTATCAGGAAACCTAACAATGCTAAGTATAACAAAAAACCCACTCAATATATTAATATTGAATGGGTTATATTATTTAAATTTTAGCATTGTTTTTATTGTGTAGTCTAAATACTTTTATGAGCTTATCATAAAGGTATTCAACTAGATATGTCTCTGGTTCATCATTATCATAGTCACATTTGTAACCTATAGTATCAAATATTATATTCTTTATATGAATAGCCTCATGTACTACATTATTTTCACAGTCTGAGTCTGTATACATCTTTAGTATAGTAGGATACTTGGAACTTGTTAAAAGAAACCCTTCTCTTTGATTGGTTTCACTTCCAAATATTTTAGATACTTCTTCCCACTTATCAAACACTGTAAAATATATTGTAAAGTTATATATTGGCACATTAATTTTCCTTGTTGTTTTCATCTCTACTCTTCCTTATAAAGTCATCAAGATCTCTCTTACTCCAACTTAATTCTTTAAATCCTATACTGTGTTTTCCTCTTAGTAATTTTCCTTCTCTAACATAATTATCAAAAGTAGCCCTACTGACATTAAGATATTGACAGGCAGAATATTTACTAATACCAACATCTTTCCTAGTATATTCAGATAATACTTTAACTATTTCTATAGCATCTGTTTCTGAAATATTTGAATTTCCAGAATCTATATTTTGAATTATATTAAGTAATAACTTCTTAATTACTTGTATCCTATTTTATTAAATATTTTCTTTTTAGAGTTTTAGATCTTCCTCTAAGAACATTATTAATAGTTGCTGGTATTACATTAAAAAATTCAGCACATCTTGCGGAAGATATAAAGGTTTTAAAAATAGTGCCATCTATATTATAAACTGCTACAGGTTTATTATTTTTATCTTTCATTGCTAAGGCTCTTTTTATTAAAGTTTCTTTAGAAGGTTTCTTACCTTTATGACTATCTGACATTTTCTTTAAAGTCTCTTTAGATGGATGTTTCCCTAACATTCCTCTTCCATTATTAAGAGATACTTTCTTTTTAGCTTCTTCACTCAAATGTCTACCAGTAGCAGCTATAGACATCTTCCTTCTAGTTTCTTCACTTGGAATTCTACCAAGTGCTCCTTCACCTCCATTAGTAATATTTAATGATATACCTAACTTTTTATAATAATAAATTAAATCTATTTCTATACAATCAGCTGAGATTTTATTTAAGTTTTCAAATAAAATTTCGTGCTTTATATTATCCCAACCATATTTCAATATAGAGTTTCTAAATCTAGTACACCATTTATATCCACTTCCATTTAGCCATCTTATATTTGGATTTTTACATGTTTGCCCTATATATACTTTACCTGATGGAGTAGAAAGACTATTTTTTAAGCTTTCCACCACAGCTATATCTTCTACTTCTACTTAAACCTGCCTTTACTGTGTTAGGTTTTCTTCTTTTTGCCCTAATACTAATTTTTAAAGTTAGACATTATTTACATTTCTTACCTTTACCTTTGCTTTTACATCCCTTTTTACCCATAATTATTCAATTTTAATTGTTATGTTTTCTTTATCTTCTAAAAGCTCTTTATATAGTTTTTTAAAAGTTACTTTACTATTAAGTACTTTACCTACTTGTTTATTTTCCCCTACCAATATACATCCTTCAGTGTCTGTATTATCATTACCTGTATGTATTAATATACCATCAAAACCTGGAACATTTAATAATCTAGGTACTTTAGAGCTACATAACTTTTTATAGAAAGGACTACTAGAATACTTATTAGATACTACATTCATACTTACTTTATAAGTACCTGTTGGTATTGCAGTATTAGCTGCTTTTTTCTTAGCCTTAATTGTATCAAGACTCATAGAACTTGATAGTCCTCTATCTGTATCTTCTAAGGTATCACAAAAATAAACATCATTAATGTATAACTTACCTATTGTATAGGTAGTTTTCTTTGCTATTCTTTTTAATACTAATTTCATTCTTCTAAAGGTTTTCCTTTTCTCAATTTACATGTTAAGTTTGTACAAATTGTAGACATCATGCTAATAACTTGAGATTTTAATTGATTTACTTCCTCTTCCAGTTGGCTACTTCTCCTTAAGGTTTCTTCAAGTCTCTTGGTATTATCATCAGATAATTTTTTATAGAATTCCAATGACTCTTTTAAATTCTCTATTAAAGAGTGATCTACTTCAGCATCGTATTTTTTTCTAGTAAAAAACCAAGTAATCCAAGATGTAATAATATTAGTAATTATTGTAATGAAACCAGTAATTATAATTACACCAACATTAGTCATTTTACTTTATTATTTCTATAAATCTCTGCTTTTCATTAGTTATATATGGGCTTTTTTCATATATATCTATAGTTACAATAGTATGCTTCTTTTGAAACCACCTAAATAAGAAAAACTTTTTAGGAGGGTTAATAGTTTCTTTCTTACTACTTATAATTAAATACTTTTCACTAATAAAAGTAGGAGTTACTATTACCTTATTTGGAAACCTTAATCCCAATTTTATTCTATACCACTCATCTGACATAATAGTATCAATATTAAGAGTATCCCTAAATAGAGTATCAGTGATAAAAAAAGTGTCTGTTTTAGTAGTAGTAGTTTTTAAATATTGAAGTGCTTGTAAGTCTTTATCCTTTATATTAAGCTCCTTTCTTATTCTATTCATTTCCTCTAAAATAGAATCATTATAATAATTAAGCTGATCTACTGTAAGTTTAAATACTTCTGCTTGATTCTTTAAAGATGAATTTTCAGAAACATAGGCTTTTAAATTACTAGAAGATACTGATAATTCCTCTTTAAGACTTCTATTACTTTTAAATAGAAAAAATGAGAATATTAAGGATATAATAAGAATAAATAGTAGAACATATTTAATATACTTCATAATTACTGTATTATAATTAAGTATTACAGTTTATTTCTAATGGTATAATTATTGCTTATTAGAAGTTACTGTTATTTGTATAGTAGACTCATCACTAAGAGTTGCAGTACCACCAGTCACAGCCCCTTCAGCATTAGTAGTTAATTCAATAGCTGTTATAGATTTACCATCTGCACCAGCAGCACCATTCTGTCCAGCAGGGCCTTGAGGTCCAATTTCACCAGTGTCACCCTTTTCACCTTTTGGTCCTGCCTCACCTTGAATACCTTGTTCACCTTGTGGTCCTTGAGGACCAACATCTCCTTGAGGTCTTTGTGTACCTAATGCTACATCTGCCCAACCAGTGGAACTATATAATTTAAGTTTAAAGATTCCATCTCCAACAGGAAATAACCATGCTACACTATTATCTACTGGTTCTACTGAAGATACAATAATATCTCTTATTTTTTTCATATTATTTAGTATTAGTTGTTTTCTTATTAAGAGCTTTCTCTTTTAGTTTTACATCATCCTCATGCTTCTGTCTCTCTAAGTTAAGTTTATCTCTATTTAATTTAAGATTCTCATTAAACTGTCTAATCTTTTCTAAAAGTTCTTCTTTTGCCTTAGAGTCTTCTGGTTCTATAATACCATCATCCTGCTGCTTAGACTGAGCATTGATTTCTGCAACAAGAATTTTAGTTTCATTATCTCTCTTATTTAATTCATCTTCCTGTTGCCTCTGAGCTTCAGCTTGCTTAGACTGCATTTCTAGTTGTTGCTGTTGTAACTGCTGTTCTATCTTAGCTTGTTGCTGCTGTCTCTCAATCATTTGATTTTCATTTATTTCAACCATTCTCTGCTTTTCTGCTAATGAAGCACTACTATATAGTTTCATTATAGTAGAGAAGTTAAGAGTCTGGTTCTGTAATGCAGCTTGAGCTAACATATCTAACTTTTGATTTAATTCTTGAGTTCCTGTACTAGAATCTACAACAAGTCCATAATCATTCTCTGCAAATTCATCTCCATCTATATTCATAATTCTGATAGAATTATCAGATAGAATATATTGAAACTTTTTACTTCTGCCTCTTAAAGCTATTTTAGCAGTTTCTATAAAGCAATTAATAGCTCTTCTCTTAGTATCATCATGATTAAAAAATAACCATTCAGTTATATAAGAAGACTGAAGAGTAGCTCTTTCAACCCCACCAACAGTTTCTCTATTACTTATCTGTCCCTCTCTTTGCTTAGATATACCAGCAACATCAGACATTTCTGCCTTGATATATTCCAATAAATTAATATTGTTTTGTATGGTATTACCTAATTCTAAGTCAATAGCACCAGAAGATGCATTATTAAGAGCACCTGCAATTTTACCTGTAGCTGCACCTATATTTCCTTCCTTAAAACTATCTACTACAGCTACTTTATTTATTTTTGCAAAATATAACCATTTTTCTATAGTCCAGTCTTTAGGAACCTTAGCTAAATCAAGAGTTACTATTTTACCCCAATTACTAGCTAATAACTTATTTAGTCTATCATGTATAGCATCATATAAGTAGTTATATGGTTTCATCTTATCTACTAAGGAGAATGGTCTTCCCTCATTTAGATTATATATAGTACCAATGATACCAAAATGACACCTTGAAGGATTTGATAGTCTATTATACTGTACTACCCTAGGCCTCATATTTACATATATTTCTTCACCTATCTTAGTACCTTCCCAAGCCTCATTTACATAGAATATCTGTTCTTCTTCACCAGCTTCCTTATTTAATACATAAGTTTCAGGATAAAAATTAAAAACTTCTTCTCCTGTTTCTGGATCATAAGACTTAACTTTCTTTATTCTCCTTCTTGATTTCCAATACATTCTTAGGACTCTAACATTACCTGCTAAATCATAAGGCAATAAAGATCCTTGTACACCATCAGAGAATAAATTAAGGGGATCAAAGTAAAATCCTTCAGTACTCATTTCATCCCCAACCATATTCATATTCACAAAACTATACCTACCATCTATATTATCCATAGAATCTTTTGCTGCTTCACCTGTGAAATCAGGTAAATGCTCTATATATTCTATATCCTTTTTAGTTAGTACATCATAGTAAGTATCTATAATCTTTCCTGGACTCCAATAGTCTTCTATTACTATTACATCAGCATCTTCTATTTTATTAGAATATCCTGATTTAAATATCCTAACCTTTAGTGGGTTTAATCTGGTAAGAGTTGGTTCACCTCCAATTATATCACATTGATATATTTCCTCACCTACTGCAAGAGCATCCTTAAATCCATCATTAAAGATTAGAGGCATATTATACTCCTTATTATAATGATTGAGAAGAGCATTAGCTCTTATTTCTCTCATATCTTGCCATTCATAAGAATAATAATAATTTATTTTTTCTAATCCTTGGTTAAATTCTTCCTCTGATTGGGCAGTATTAGTTAATAGATTCTGTAGATCCTGTAGTAACTCCTCTTTCTTTTTATTTTCTATTTCTGATATAGAGTTAGGATTAGTAATAATTACTCTATAATCAAATACTCTTTTAGATTCTTCTCCTATTAAAACATCTAATTTAGAATTCATTATTGGGTAATGCTGGATTCTATCAGGTATAAAACCTGCTTGTATATTTTCAGGATTAAGAATCATTTCAAGGTCACTCATATGGAGTTTCCCTACAAGTAAATCATAATTAATTTTCTTATGAATAACAGAATTTCTAACTAAACTATAATTAAAGAATGTCTTACTATCTGCCCAATCTAAATGCTTTTTTCTCCACTCTTTTGTCTTTTTATTAAAGGGTAATTGTTGTGGAGGAAATTGAACAAAATCTGACATATTGTATTAAATAATTTAATATTAAAGTAATGTATATTTATAGTAGGTACAAAGATAATTAAAAGTAATTATTTATACAAGACTATAATTAATTTATTAATCACAAATATCACTTTTACTAAATTTACTGAATCTTTTATCATAGTTATTAGTGAAATAAGGATCATTGCCTAAATAGTTACTATCCTTTGTATTACCATAATGCTGTGGATTACCTTGATACAATATCATTTTCTCCTCTCTGTAGAGCATTAATTGACATAAAGATTTAATTCTATCTACATTTATATCTGGGTTAAACAAAGCTAACTCCTTTAAAAGTGCTCTATTTTTTATAAAATGCAGATTAGGAACAGTGTATTGTACCTCTTCCTCCCCTTCTGTAGAACTAACAGTGACAGGCTTTAATAACCAGTCCCTTATAAGAGTATAAGCAAAATTAAATACTGGAACTGTACCTGTAACTCCCTTAGAGCTATTACCAAATCCCTGTGCTTTAATAATCTGTTTTTGTCTTAAATATTCTGGTGTGTCTGCTAATAAATGTAAACTATTAGTCTTGCTGAAATATGCAAAAGTAGATTTTTTATTATTTTCATATAAGCATTTTGCATTATAAAATAAACACATTTTTCTACATATTTCATTTAAATCATCTGAATACATAGGTCTACCTGTATATTCAGCTACAATTCTATCTGTCCATAAATCTAAGACAAAAATAGATCCAAGAGACATTGATTCTGCCTGATCATTTTCATAATTATCAAGAGATATTATATACCTTTCTTGTGGTACTTTCCCATTTATTTTTACAGGCATTTCATATATTTCTATAGCACCTTGAGCTTTATTGTCTTTAAGAGGAAAATTCCTAATGGGAATATCTGTAGTGGGATTAAATTCTACTTCACCATTTTTAGTAAATATTAATTCACCTACATAAGTATCATCATAGAAATTAGGATCATTATCTATTTCATTTAATCTTGCATTAATCTCAGTAATAGGAAATATATTTTTATTAGTTCTTAGAATAGCTTCCTGTGGAGTTATTGGAATTTCTGCTATTCTCTTAGTTATAGCATTTATATCACTACTGTTATATTTAACTGTATATCTATCCTTTAATATAGTAAGTAAAGCTTTTATAACATCACTATTTCCATCTTTATCATAGCAATCTGCCATATTAAGATACCCAGGAAAAAAGTATGTAAATTCCCTTCTTCCCTGTCCCTCCTTATCATAAACATTAGGAACTCCTTTTATATTATAACCTCTTGGATTATACATTAATTCCTGCATAGAACTAAAGTCAGATTCTGAGTCACCAGCAGTTCCATAGCCATAAATTAAACCATATACTTTTTTACCATCTTCTACAGAAGGTCTTAATACTGAATATAAATTAAGTAATCTTGGGAAAGAACCAGCCTCCTCCAGGAGATACAATACACCTCTTGATCCTCTAAGCTTAGACTCATCATCTTTAGATGTTATACCAATGACACTGTTTTCAGTTCCCATTCTAGCACCAGTATTTACATCAATATATCCCATTGTCCATTGTAAATTCTGTAAGGAAGAGGTTAATCTTCTTGATGGAAATTGAGTATTCTTTGCACAAAAGTCAATATAGTACTGAAACATGTCAAGTAACTGGTTAGCTCCTTGTATATATTTTTTCTCACTGGCAGTAGCTACACATTGTACTTTTCTATTAACCTTTCTACTTTCACCAAGTATAAATCTTTTAGCAAGTAAAGCAGCAGCTGTATAACTCTTTCCTTTACCTCTACTGGCTAATTCCATTGCATGATGCCCTTCATGTCTACATTGATTCAGATAATGAAATTTATAATAGTGACCATCCCATACTCTTGGAAAGTCAAGAGTTCTAATTGAGTTACCTCCTTCATCCTCTTTTATCTGAAGTATAGGGCAATAATTTAGAAAAAAGTACATATCACCAGTTATCCACTCACCATCTGATTTTCTAATATAACCTTCATAACATCTTCTAACCTCCTCCCTAATCCATTTACCATATTCACTATTTGGATTAGGATTAGGCCTTAATCTGGTAAAACATCCATACTTTTGAAAGTGTAAGGCAGATGGTCTAAAATAATCCATATCTTCTAGGATATGTGGCTTAGTAATATCTACTATTATTCTTCCCTTTTCATCTCTTTGAAGATCCTTGGCATATTTCCTATTTGGGTCTATAAGACTCTTAATATAAGGAATGTTATTTATGTAATCATAGAATTGCTCTTGTATTTCAGGATCTAAGGAATAAATTTCATCTTCACTTACTTTAGACTGATATTTATTTGTTATCATATAACCATTTTATTAATTTAAGATACATATCATGCCATACATTCTCATCATCACTGGTTACTTTATTTACAGAGTCTCTATAGATAATATTATTACCATCAGTGTGAATCTCATAGAGATATAACTTATAAGTTTTTATACCTTTAAATGTTGAATTTCTATGTATTTGTCTCTGTATAACATATTTCTTATCAGATATTACTTCCAGTATTTCCTGTATATTTAGCATCATAAAATTCCATCATCCATTAATGTTTTACTTCCTTGATTTCCTCTGGCCCTACCAGACTCCTCTATTTCTTTTGAAACAGCCTTTTCAGCTTCTGTTAAGTCTTTAGCTAACTTTGGTATCATATTTACTGTAGCTGCTATAGTCTTTATTGCAGTTACTTTATCTTTTTCTTCAAGGTCATTTATTTCTATCTCCCTGAGCATAGTTCTTATTTTATCAATAGTAGCCCTAGTGTCCTGTAAGAGCATAGAGGCAGTAGTATTCTGACTATTCTTGTATAATTTGATACACTCTAACTCTAAGTCACTAAATTTTGGAATATCATATCCATTAGACTCACATACTACTTTTAGTCTTTCCTTCTCATCTATTATATATTGGTAATTAGATCTTATATCATAAGTAAAATATAATATAGATAGAAATTTAAAAAAATTACTTTTATCCTTTGTTCTGTCTGATTTGTACAGTTTTTTAAAAGAAGGATATAAAAGTATTTCGTCTGATGCCTTTACTTCAAAATTCTCTACTCTAATTAATTGCATATTATATAAAATAAAAAAAGGAGTTAGATAACTAACTCCTTATGATTAACATTCAAATTTCTTATCTTCAGGAAGAATTAAAGATGAAGGAGCTTCATCTTTTACTTCTTCAAAATCTTCAATAACATAATCTACATCCTGATCATACAATAGAATACATACTTGATCATTAACCTCAACTAGATTAAAATTATAGGAAACCACTGGATTATCAGTAACTACCCCATTCTTTAATGAACCCTCATTATGTTTTTTTACAGCATATCTAGTAGGATTAATTAATACCATATCACCCTTTTTAATATCTCTTACAGTAGACCCAACTGAAATTACTCTTTGATATTCTTTTAAAGAGCCTGCTGTAATAACTACTATACCTCCTTGTTTTACATCTTGCTGATACTTATCAGCAGTAACAAGGATTCTATTAAACATGGGTTTAATCTTATTTATCTTTAACATAAATATTTTCTCTAATCTTTTTTATTAACTCAAATCTTTTCTTTAATCCTACAAATCTATCATAGGAACATGAAAGTTTCCCTAATGAAGGTATATTAATATTTGTTTTCAGTTTTAAGAAATCATCCCTACTCTGCACTTCCTTTAGGGGAAGGTTACTTATAAAATCTCTTATAAATTTCCAGTAAGATTTATAAGTTCTATCTACTAGCTCATAAGGAAGATTGAGTTCCTTAGCTACCTCATCTACTATTTGGTCATAGTTCATTTTAATTCAAATAATAAAAGTAACTGGAATGAGTTTTCATCCTCTCTTATATTAGGTATAAATTTAGGATTAATTTTATTATTCTCTAGTATTCCACTCTTTTTTAATTTTCCCATTATAACCTGAAAATGAGACCTAGACATTCCACATTCCTCTCTTACTTTTCTTTGTATATCATCACTCATAAGAATAGTATCCAAGATCTCAGGATCACTGACTTTCTTACTAAGATTATATCTTTCTTTTAGTAAAGCAGTTATTACTTCACTTTCTCTGTTAGTGAGTTTATGATATGGATGTAAAAAGTCTACCCAATATCTGAAGAATCTTCCTTGTAAACTAGTAGGTATTCTAACTATATTGTTTACTCTACTGTTCATTAGTATCTGAAGTTTCAGGAATAGTTATTATACTTTTTATTTCATCTTTACACTTTGTAACAAACTCAGTGTCAAAAATACTAGAATTTTCTATCACTTTAAATAAGTAGTCTAGTCTCTTAAACAGATTATACTGGTTAGCTTTTTGAAGTTCAAGATAAAGATTTCTTGATTGTTCACTGAGCTGATGAGCTATATTATTCAGCTCCTCATAAGATAACTTCTTATCTTTAGGATCCTTCTTCTCTAGCTTTAAATTAGTTTTATTGTCTTCCATACTTTACTCCTCCAAATATTTATGACCATATCTACTTTTATAGAGTTCTTCCCAATTCTCTATACTAGTTTCCTCAATATCAGTAGATCCACACTTATCACAGAAATCAGAATTTTCCATCATAGGTATGTCTCTAACTCTAATAGATAAACAATGTTTACAGTATAACACTGGAATATTGTTATAATCACTTACCTGATCTTCTGTGCTTAAGTTGCTCATATATTGTCTTTTTTATGTCATTAAGACTCCCTTTACTATGTTTTGCATTGTTAAAGGGCCTCTTAGGATAAATAACACCATAAGGAGCTACATGTCCTCTTCTAATAGCTCTCCATACAGATTTAAAGTGACTTACAGCACTAAAATCATGTAAATGGGGCAAGTTATTTTCACTAACTGATTTAAGGTATTCCTCAAATCTTTCCTCACCCATTAATGGAATCTCTTTTTTCTTCATAATAAATCATAGCATATTGCTCAGACATAGGAAGTATATTAATAATTTCATCTTTCTCAATACCCATATTATTGGCATAGTTTATTAATTTACTCAATGTAGGAGCATATAAAACCTTTATTTCTTTTTTCATTGTATTAAATAATAGTTACGGGGGAGGGACTCGAACCCTCAACCTCAAGGTTATGAGCCTTGTTAGCTGCCTATTGCTATCACCCCATGATTAAACTAGAGATTCGGATAACTGGTACTCTAGTATTGTAAGTCTGTCCTTATCTTACACCCCTAATCATCTACATCCACTGTTTACCAAAGTAGTGTAACTCAGCTTTTTAATTTAAGTCAATACAGGTCAGCTCCTGCTGGATTTACCTAGTAGCATTAGGTGTTACTCTCTCACTATAGGTAAAATAGCTTTTAGTAACTTGTTGAGCTTCCTAAAAGAATCGAACTTTTATCTCTAGCTTACAAGACAAGTGTAATAACCTTTATACTAAGGAAGCATTCCTTTTAGATATAATCTATAAAATAGATATGATTAGGATCCTCTATCATCTCACTTGTAAGCTTAGTATTTTCTTTCTTAGCGTGATAAGCAATGGTATCCAGCTTAAAATGAGTAATGTTATACCATAAGTCCTTTCCTGTGTTCCAAGGCACATAAGTCATGTCAGTAAGAGGTAAATGGTCAGAAGCTTGAAATATAGTTTTCCAAGGGTCTTTGATAAAGGCCATTTTACATTGGGACTTGCCCCTTGCTACTAGGTTATTTACATCCTTTATGAACTTAGAGGTGTCTCCTCTTTCAAGTCCTAGCCTATAAGTAGCATCTTTATACTTTTTAAAATAGGCGTCTATAGCTTTGAGACTTATAAATGTTTGTCCTAAATCTACTTTACCATGGCAAACTCTCCAACAAATTCTGCTGCCTCGGGTTTCTGGGGTTACCCTTACATCAAAGTATCTTGCACCACATTCATATTGTTCTTTGATAGTCTTTCCTTGGCATCTCCAGAAATCTGAAAATTTATTATATAACTTACTTGTGGAATCAATATATGTAAAACTGTTATGAGTTCCTATCATGGCTTTTTAGTTAAGATAACTGTTTCTAATTCTCTGTAAGGAAGTCCTGTAACCATAATATTAGTATAACTTCCTATGTAGTTCTTTAACTCTAGTACTCCCTCTCCTGAGTTCCCTGAATCACTTTCCCAATATATATCAGCCTTATTTGTTTGCTCTGAGGGAAAATTGTAATTTCCATAAATAGAATCATTCATAATGAATAGGTTATCTGGGTAGAATTCAATATATCCTTTAGGACTATTAATATCCCAGTACCCCACAATCACTTCATTAAAATTCTGTTTAAATGTATCATTAGCATCATCACAAGAATTTAAACAAAGTAATGAAGCACATAAAAGTAGTAGCTTTTTCATATTTATAACTTTAACCTGTGGGAATAAAGGGACTCGAACCCTTAAGAGCAAATGCTCATAGCTGTTTAAGAGCTACATGTTTACCTATTTCATCATATTCCCTCCACCACTATAACTAGATTTTTCCAGTAAAATGCCAGTCTTCAATATGGTCTGACATCTGTGAGTCCAAATAAATATTTATACTTTAGTATATTCTGTATGAATGTCTCACATTCTGAGGTAATACCTTTATATACAGTTTCTTGGGGGATCTTTTCATAAAAAGATAAGGTACCTGCTTTAACTTCTTCAATGAAGTCCATAGCATTTAGTGTATCACTTGCAGTACCTTTAATGACATTAGGTTGCATTTTACCTAGTATTCCCATATAGCCTTCTGCAAGGCCATCTTGATAATCTGATAGTATATCAAGAAACTCATCAAGATACACATGAATATTCTTCTTAGGTGCTGCCCAATGCAAGTTCTTACACTTAGTTTTCCACCCCTCAAGTTGATTGAGGAAACTTATAAAGAACTGGCTTCCTGTAGGGGAATTACTCTCTCTTTCCTCTTCCATTGGTGTAAATAGGCTATCTTCAAACATATCTTTTTTCTTATTTTGATGTTGCAAAGTTAAATAAAATATTTGTAACTACCAAACATTTTCTTAACTATTTTCCAATTATTTTCTAGTACCCTCTAAGAGACTCGAACTCTTACCTATTACTAGCATAGCTTCTAAAACTATTATGTCTACCATTCCATCAAGAGGGTATTTATAGGCATAACTCCCTTACTCCAAAGTCCAATATAATAATTTGTTTAAGAGGGGTGGTTTTACAGACCACTGTTGTTATATACCCAATTTATTATTCACTCCAACATCAAAGGAACTATATTCCAATAGGAATAGTTCCTGTAGGTACCCAAGCATAAGTTTTAGAAGATTGTCTAAAATATACCCTAGCACCTTTTTTAATTAAAGAAAAAATCTTTTTCATATTAAATAATTCTAGGAGTTAATAATTGTCTCCCCACTAGGAGTTGAACCTAGTTCTCAAGATTAAAGGTCTTGAGCATCACCACTAATGCTTTGGGGAGTATTACTTATCCTTTTTCTCATACTTTTCTGCCCAAGCTTTAGTTATCCCAGCTGATGCAAATATACCAGCAACAGAAGCTATATAAGCAGCTAAGCCATTTAAATCTGTCTGTATAGTATGATTACAACAGATTTCTATTATAAGTAATACTGCTGGTACTAATAGTAGTATTAATCCTATTATTGTAACTGCTACAAGGAAAAAGTTTTTAGAACTTACTCCTGTATTATTATTAATAAGTTTATTAAAATAATTCATAGTACTCCTTTCTGGGCTTGAACCAGAGACCTTTATCTTATAAGGATACTGCTCTAACCTACTGAGCTAAAGGAGTAATTATTAGTATTATAATAAAGCGGGGATAGAAAGAATTGAACTTTCATCTCTTGATTAACAGTCAAGTGCTCAGACCTTCCAGCTACATCCCCAGTAAGCAGTTTCTTTATACTCTAACTGTCAAAAAGAGTATTGAATAAGTTTAACATTACAAAAACATGAACTATAAGTAGAGCAGGATGTGGGAGAATTGAACTCCAATCTCCTGATTGACAGTCAGGCACATTAACCACTATGCTACACATCCTAAATAGTACCCTCTATAGGAATTGAACCTATATTAGAAGTTTAGAAGACTCCTGCACTATCCATTGTGCTAAGAGGGCAAATGGCACTCTCTAGTGCCTTGAAGTTGGGTTGTTGCTTCTATAGGATTTGAACCTATAATTTTAGCTCCAAAAACTAATATGTTACCATTACACTAAGAAGCAGTTTACTCCTTTAATCTCTAGAAGAATAAGTATCAGAAGAAGTAAGATATTACTTATTCAGTAACCTCATCTCTCAGGTGCAAAGATAAGTAAAATTTTTTAAATAGCCAAATATTTCATTAACTTTTTTACTATAGATCCTGGTTATAGTCACTAATTAGTACTTTAACCCTCTTATCATATAATAATTTATCTGGTATTCCTAGTGTACCACCATGATATTTTCTATGACAATTAGCACATAACAAACAGGTTTTACTCATTTCCTTTAAGACCTCCTTTGGATCTATATCATGCCTAAGTCTATGTGATAAAGAAAATCTTTTATCCTTAGGATCTAAATGATGAAATTCTAAACAATGATAATCAGATTCACCACATATAACACAGCAATGTGTTTTTCTATACTTTCTTAAAAACTCTCTTGCTGTTTTACACATAATCCATAAAATGTATAATGGTTTTATCTCTTATTAAAGTATTGTCTATTATAGGGTTATGCTTTTTTGCCCATCTCTTAATAGTAGAGAAAAAGTTAAATCTCTTAATATTATACCAAAAAGACTCTCCAGATAACCAAGGAATATAAGTGTAATCCTTAATAGATAAATCTCTATCTAATATTATTTCCCAATTCTTCTTTAAACAAGCGAAGGATAAGGTTTCAATACTTCTATTATCCCAAATTTCTTTAATAAAAAAGTATTTATCTAAGTAGTCTCCTCTCTCTAATATAAGTCTTACTCTATAACCAGAATATGAATCCAGTATTTCCCTAATACTATCAAATTCTAAATTAAAATCTATTATACCATGACATACTCTCCACTTATCTTTTACTCTTCTTACTCTTATATCAAAGTATTCTACTCCAGTCTTTTTTTGCTTATATATATTCTTTTTCTGGGTTCTCCATAAAAAGGATACTAGATTAAATAAAGGATTGGTTGGAGGTAAAAAAGTATAACTATCATGTGTTCCAATCATACTATATATTTTAAATTCTATACTAAAAAGGATATAATATATCCCTATGACTTTTTATCAGTCTTACTCTTTAATTATCTACTTCAATAGGCCCGGTCTAAATATTTCTATTTTACCCCCATAGCCTTCTTTCCCTGTACCTTTTCTCATCTATATTGGTGAAGGAACCTATCTTATAAGATAACAATTTTCTGTAGTATTGGGGAGAATCTCATCCTTATTTAGGATTACCAACCCAACTTCTGACCCATTACTTGGTTACTCGTGGGTGATAGATATTATAGATATATCTCTACAGGTTGCAAAGATAACTAAAATTTTTAATATACCAAAATATATAAGTAAAAAATTTATTTTTTGAAAAATAATTTTTTTTACTTTATTTCTATGAATGGGAGATAGCCACCAAAAACCTCCCCCAGCCTTCGGCTCTCTGGGTTTATCCCCCTACCCAGTCTGCCTAAACTCAAAGGGGAATTTTCATTAACAACTTAACACATTAAAATCATGAAGGACATGTTAGTTAAAAACAGAATGAGTGTAGCAGCATTGAAGGAAGAACAGAAGGATTCACTGCGGTTTATTAAGAACCCAAAGACAAACAAAGTCTTCTTTATCTGTGGTACAAAGCAAGGCTATGTATCACCAGCTGTAAGAGAAAACCTTAATAAGATTGAGGTTTCTGATTTGCAGTATGCTGAATGCTGCATTGAAGGCAAGAATGAATGGATTCCTTGCATCATGAAGCAGTCTACTGACAATGTAATCAAGACACTCTAAGGGAGAAGAGAGGGAAGAGAGGGAAACCTCTCTTTCCCTTTTATTTATCTTGTTTTGAATAGAACAAAATAAAATAAAAATCATTATATTTGTTATAGAGATAATTAAAGAATTTAAGTTTGGAAATAATATAGTAACCTATTATGAGACTTATATATTAGTATCATTAGGTTATGTTCCTTCTGAATCTGGAGGTTCAGTATTAGGTAGTTATAGATATAATTACAGTGAATGTGTAGGATTATCTCCCAAAGATATAATAGATTTATCTTATATTTCTCTAAATAAAGAATGGGAAGAAATACATGAAGATTGGGATGATTTTGATTGCTAAGTAGCTGATTATTAGGTAGTTAGCAATTCTCCCTCACTAATAATCACCTTTTTAAATTTACTCAAATCTATTCTCATACTTTAATACATAGCTATTTTTACTTTTTAATTAATACTATGAGAAAGAAACATACATATCATAAAGAGAATTGTGACTCTAAATTAAGGGCTACAATAACAGATAAATGGGGTAGAACCATATCATTATTAGGTACTCATGCCTTTGAATGGTCAATAGCCATTGAAACTTATGGTAAAATAACCATTCAATCTTATCCTAATGGCAAAGTAGCAAGAGAAAAATTTAAAGTTCTAAGTAGGAAAAGATAATAAACCTTTATATTATGAGCAAGAAAGTTAAGATCCTTACATTAGTATTTATACTAATGATTATTACTGTATTTATTGTAAAATGTAATAGTCATAAAGTAAATGAAGCTTATTCCTATTATAAATACTTACAACAAGTAGATTCAGTATCCAGTCCTATAGTATACAAAGATGCTAAAGCAGACTTTGTTAATGTGGCTTGTAATCTTAATGAAAGAGACTTTGAGAAACTCAAGAGTATGATTAATGAGTATAAAAAGAAAAAAGTCTCTCTAAAGAAGGACAAAAGTGAAAGAATGGACAGTATAAATAAAATGCTGAGATAAAATGAGATATAGAGTATATGACTCCTTAGGTAATTATCTAAGGAGTTTCTCTACTTATAATCAAGCTATGACATATAAAACAATGTGTCAAAGATATGACTGGGTAATTAAAGAAATAAAAAGATGAAAGTAAAATTAATATATAAGGGTGTGTTACTATATGTAACCACTCTTATTTCTGTATTATGGATTTGTGGAATTGAATTCTTAGTAGATAAAGGATATTTTATTCCTTACACACTTATAATGGTATCATTGATATACTTATGTTATAAGATTATATCTATTAGAGAATTCTGTATTCTTTCTTTGTACAGAATGTGGAATAAATATTTAGACAGTTAAATGTAAATTTAATGAGTAAAGTAACCAATGGTATGTGAATATAGTTGGTTATGATTTTTTAAACATATAAATTATGGGACATATAAACTATAATAAGTTTAGGTTTAGAGTAGGTGATATAGTTACTTATAGAGGTCATGAGTATCCTATTGTTGGGTATTTCTTTTTCTTTGGATTTAATCGGTATAATAACTATGGTTATACTTTAGGAAACTTTAGTAATGGGCATAGTGGAATAGGCTGTGAGTATAATGAATTCGGAACTCCTATAACTAACAGAGACCTACTATGGAATGTTAATGAACATTATGTAAAAGACTCTAAAGTAAAAACTAAAAAGAAGGATTAGGTGAATTACTAATTTTAGGTTAGGAGTAATCCTAACCTTTTGCTCCTATAGTTCAGTGGATAGAACAACTCTCTCCTAAAGAGTAGACACAAGTTCAAGTCTTGTTGGGAGTACTAAGGTATTACTCATATAGGGTAATTTGATTGTTTTTAGGTAAGTAATAAGCATAAGTTTTAGTTCAGGGCAATAGCAATATTGTCACAGGTCATAGGTTCATGAGAATATATGACCTTTTCTCTATGTCTCCATAGCTTAATTGGATAGAGCAACAGACTTCTAATCTGTAGGTTGTGAGTTCAAGTCTCACTGGAGATACTGAATAAAAATCTAATAATTAAATATATAAACATTATGATGGTGATACTAAATTCCTCTGTAATATTAGAGGATGTCAAGGACTTCCAGGTAAGTTCTAAGGAATAGGTTTATTGCGTCTAATAGAAAGAAAGAGTTAATTAAAAAAGAAGAGTCATATTCTGATGATTCTTATATTACTGAAGCTCTTCACAAAAAAAAATTAAATATGGGAAAACTTCTCGAAAGTCTAAGAGACTATTTCAATAATACTCCAGAAGATATATTAAAGAAAGATCTGGAAGAATTGGAGTATCTGAATGAGATTGGTCCTGATGCTATTGAATATTGTAAACATTTAAAAGAATTAAGAAAAGATGATGAATAAAGAAGACTACGTTTCTCTTGAAGTAGCTAAGCTGCTGAAAGAAAAAGGATTTAATTGGCCTTGTGAATATTTTTATTCTAAAATATATGATAGAATAATTAGTATTATAGGTGATGATCTTTCTAGAGCAACCTACGAGTATATAGGAAAAGAAAATATTTTAATTCCTTCTTTATGGGATACTCATAAGTGTCTAAGAGAAGAACATAACATTATTGTAGGTATAACATGTAATTCTACAAATGAGTGGTACTATTCTATAATAGTATTTAATTCTATAACTTGTAAGACAATATATGTTAGTGAAAAACCATATAAATCTTATGAGGAAGCACTAAATAATGGAATATTAAAAGCATTAAAATTTTAGAATATGAATGAAATATATTGGATAACAAGATTTGATGGTATTTATGGAGTATTTGTTACTTTTATAATAATTGGAACTATAGGAATAATTTCATTTATAGTTAGGTATATATCATCTAATGCTGATAAAGATAAAGAAGGAGTAAAACGTGGTAAAAAAGGAATAATATTAGCAGGAATACCTTTACTTATAGGTATTTTAGGAACTGTATTTACTCCTACTACTAAAGAAGCATTGCTTATATATGGAGTAGGAGGAACTATAGATTATATTAAGTCTAATGAAACTGCTAAGGGGATTCCTAATAAAGCAATAAAAGCCCTAGATAAGTTTTTAGAAGAATATAATAAAGACACAAATAAAAACAATAATAATTGATAATATGGAAACTCCGCGTATTAAATATGATCCAGAAAAATGGGAATATATTAAAACTAACTTAGAAGAGTTGGGTTATAGACTTCTACGCTTGTCTGAATGGAAATTTTGCCCCTATATAGTTTTAGACTTTGTAGGAAATGTAGGAAAATACTCTAACCTTTCAGAGAGGGAAAGTAGTAATAGATATGAAGTAACTAATGTAGAGGAATTCTTAGAAATATCCGCAATATTAATAGGTAAACAATATAAAAGAAAGGATATGGTAAAAATACATGATATTGAAATTAAACCTGGAATGGTTATTACTACTACCAATAATTCTTTTTGGATTGCTTTTCCTACTGAAAAAGGACTAGCAGTAATTAATTATGGGGCTTATACTTGGGATCTTATAGATAACTTTATTAATCATTATAAAGAAAAGATTATAAGTATTAGAGACTTATCTAAAGGGAAGAGTCTTTCAGAAGGAAATATACTATGGAAAAAGTCTGAAGAAGTAGTACTTACTATGCAAGAAATTGCTGATAAATTTAATATTCCTCTTAAGAATTTAAGAATTAAAGAATGAGTGAAATTAAAGTAAATCTCACTGTTATTCTTCCAGGAAGAGTAATGATGAGTGAGCAGGAGTGCTCAAAAAACCCAAAAGAGAATTATAATTATTACAAACAGACCTTACTTAATGAGAAAGGAAAGCATGAACAGATTAATTTTAGTACTAGGAAATCTATTCCTGCAATGCAATCATTAAATCTAAGTAAAGATGCTTATATTTATATGATTGGAAAGAACAATAAACCAGAATGGTATAAGGCCCCTAATCCTAAGCAAAGATGGGAACTTTTATCTAATTCACAAAGACTTACAGCACATCTTGATAGAATATGTCAAGAATTTGGAGGAACTTCTTATACTTATAAGGTGTTTGATGATTAGCACTTACAATAATTAATACTATAACAGAGTACTAAAGTATTCTGTTATAGTATTTAAGTATAATATATAGTATTTATATAATTAGTTATTTTATGGAAATATTTATTTTAGTTATTATAATTTTATTTTTAATTTTAGCATCCATAATAAATTACTATAATATTACTCTAGATTATATAGTGGGATACAGATTTAATTATGTTGTACTTAATTATACTGTTAAGAATAAGGAGAATCAATTAACTAGGCACACAAAAATATTACTTAAATATGATAAATATGTAAGTAAATGAGAACAGTTATTTTTAGATTAGTAGTTATAGGATTGCTATTTATTATTGGAGTTCTGGAGATAGTAAATATTAAAGTTATTAGGGATAATCCAAATATTCAGACCATTGTAATAATAGAGAATGATACTATTCCTTCATTTATGAGTGGAACAGCAGAAGAATATCTTATGGAGGCCCTCATATATTATAATGTGGAACATCCTGATATAGTATATGCACAAGCTATTTTAGAAACTGGTAATTTTAAATCTAAAACTTTCCTTAATAATAATAATTTATTTGGCCTCTATAATTCCAAGAATCATAGATATTATTCTTATAATCACTGGTCTGAAAGTATAATTGCATATATAAAGTATATACAGAGTAAATATGATAGTAGAGGTAATTACTACAAGTTCTTACAGGATATAAGATATGCTGAGGATCCTGATTATATTAGTAAAGTAAAAGAAATAGTTAAACAAAATGACAAGAGAAGAAGTAAGTAAATTAGCACTATCTAAAATAGATACTAGTAAATACCTTATATTAGAGTTAATAACAGGGATAGGTAAGACTAAGGTAGCTATAGATCTTATGAATCATATCTGTGATAAGATATTTAGTACTAGAAAATCTCCTACTACTATTCTTATACTGGTAGCTAAGATAGTCCATAAACAGACTTGGAAGGAAGAGATTGATAAATGGGGAGGTATTAAGTCAGATCTTATTACTATTGAGTGTTATGAGTCACTTAAAAACTATGAAAACTCACACTTTGATATAGTAGTAGCTGATGAAATGCAACACCTCTCAGAAGCCAGATTAGAAGTACTGGAAAGTATTCACATTAATGAGGCTTTTATTGGTCTTTCTGCTACTATAAAAAGGGATATGAGAGAGTACTTTATTAACTACCATAATGCTGAAGTTATTAAATGTGGTTTAAAGGAGGCTGTAAAGGATGGAGTATTACCAGAACCCACAGTATATTTATTTCCTTTATCTCTTGATACTACAAACTACTCTTATAAGGTTAAAAAATTTGGTAGAAATATAATTACTACACAAAAAGGTTACTATGATAGTATATCCTCACTTATAGATTGGTACAAGAATAAGTTCTTTAGCTCAAGGAATGAGAGAATAAAGAACCTATGGCTTTCTACAGCAGGTAAAAGATTGAAATGGTGTGCTGAGCAGAAAGAAGCTCTTGTATTATCTCTATTAAGTAAGTTCAGAAACTACAAGACATTAACTTTCTGTAGTAGTATTGAGCAGTCAGAGAGATTAGGTAAATATAATATTACATCAAAGAATAAAGCTTCAATAAAGAATCTTGAAATGTTTAATCTTAATAAAATTAAACATATTACTGCCTGTAATATACTTAATGAGGGTGTAAATCTGACTAATTGTAGGATAGGTATATTCTGTAATTTAAGTAGTTCAGAGATTATAGTAAAACAGAGAGTGGGTAAACTTTAATCTGCCCAGATGCTTCTAATTCGGTATCAGTGAAATAATACAGAGAATAAGCTGACTAAGAAAGCCTGAAGCCCAGTAATGGGTAGTTGGTAATACCGAGCCAAGCCTATTATAGGAAGGTGTAGAGACTATCTCCTTGAGGGAGAGTAAGTTATATCTTTTAATACAAAGCATTTGGTAATATTAGGAATTTTTATTATCTTTGCATGAGTAATTAAAAATATAATTGAAATGGAGCAATTTATAGATGAAATTTGGAAACCTATTGAAGAAAATCCTGTTTACTTAGTTAGTAATTATGGGAGAGTAAGAACTATTGACCACCCTGTGTGGTGTAAAGTAAACAATAGTTATAGTATAAGGAAAGGAAGATTTTGTACTCCTACGAATAATAATAGCAAAAGATATTGGAGGGTAGGAGTTCAAATAAATAATAAGCAAAAACATTTAGCCATACATAGACTGGTTGCTAAAGCCTTTATTCCTAATCCTTATAATCTTCCCCTAATTAACCATATAGATGGAGATAAGAATAACAATAAAGTATCTAATCTAGAATGGTGTAATAATGGTTATAACCAAGCCCATGCTTGGAAAAACAGCTTAAAGGATATTACTAAAATGAGTGAACATTCTTCTCTTAGAAAACTTACAGTAGAGCAAGTGAGATTCATTAAAGAGGAGTACAGTAAAGTAGATACTTCCATTAGGGGAAATAAGATGAATTTTGCAAGAAAAATGCAAACTAAATTTAATCTTAAATCTGTATCTACAATATTATGGATAGTAAATGGAGGTACAAATAAGCATATATAAATCAAGATATAGTCCAGACCACAAACATTTTATATGGTAGTGAAAACTATAGTGGTAAAGAGAATCTTAAGACATAAATTTCCTATTATCATTATTCCCTATTTTAAGGATACAAGAGAAGAAGAACTTGTTCAGAAGATAATAGAAGAATATTCAAAAGAATCTATAATTATTATTAACAATATAAATGAAATAACATTATGAAAACTAAAGTTGTAACAGAACCTAAATTCATTGTAAAACCAGAAAATAAAGTAGTTATTTGTAACATGAGAGTTGATATGCAACTGAGGGTATCTGAAATCTGGCCAATTATAAAAGAAGAGTGGTGGGGTACTAAAGCTCCTAAAGTAAATTACTTTGGAGGATTTGTAGTAACTGCTAAGGCTAGATGTAATTCTGTAGATACTTTTGATGAAACTATTGGTAAAAGAATTGCTGAATCCAGAGCTAAAGCAAAGGCATTTAAGATTGCTAAAAATGTGTGGAATCGTATTGCAGAAGAACTATATAATAATTCCAAACTAGCAGAAGAGAGAGCCAAAAACTGTAAAATAGTAGAAGAAGTAGAACTTAAGCATGTAAAAGAATTAGTAAAATGAGATTATATATTGATACTGATAAAATAGATAAGGATATTGGAATAGATGGGTTCCTATATCTTACTTCCTTACACCTCAATAACCCTATTAATACAGATACTATTGATAGACTTAATAGTAAAGGTTTAATTTTTGTTGATAGCTTCAAAAATGGATTTCCTTATAATGTAGGACCCACTAAGGAATCAGAAGAGATTATTGAAGGGGCCTATGCTGATATGGAAATAACAGGTAAGGATAATGATTCAAGATATATGGCTTTAGCTGATAAGTTAAGGGAACTCTTTCCTACTGGTAGAAAACCTGGAACTCAATTACAATGGAGAGATAGTACAAAGGTTATTGCTCAAAGGTTAAAAGCCTTTACAAAGAAGTTTGATATTCAGTTTACTGATGAACAGGCTATAAATGCCACTAAGAAATATATAAGTGGATTTAATGGTAATTATCAGTTTATGCAGGTTCTAAAGTATTTTATTATGAAAGCTAATACTGAGGATGGAACTTCAACTATGAACTCACAATTATTATCTTATATGGATAATGCTGGACAAGAGGACCAACTTAGTGTTGATTGGACTTCTACTTTAAAATAATAGTTATGAGTACACTCAGAGAAAGAGTAATAGAGAACCTCAATGAAAGAAGACAAAGAATCCTTAATGGCCAGTTAAACTGTATCCCATCTCCTTTTACACGGTTTAGTGAAGATTTTATTGGAATAGAACAGTCATGTTATTATACAATAACTTCATTTACTAAAGGTGGTAAATCACAGTTTACCTCATATACTTTCATATATAAACCTCTTATGTTTTGTTATTATACAAAATCAGATATAAATATAAAGATACTGTATTTCCCTCTTGAGGAAACTTCAGAGAGAATATTGCAGAGATTTATATCTTGGTTATTATATGATTTTAGTAAAGGGGAGATTAGAATAAATCCAAGGGATTTAAGAAGTACTACTAAGGCTGTTTCCCAAGAAATACTTGATACAATTAATTCTGATGAAATACAGGACATACTAAAGTATTTTGAAGAACATATTATATTCCCAGAGGAATCTGGTAATCCAACTGGAATATATAAATATTGTAAACAATATGCTGAGGAACATGGAAAGACCTATTATAGAGATGGGAAATATAAGGATGAGCTTGGTGTTATAAGAGATACAAAGGTATTTGACAGATATGAGCAGGATAATCCTAATGAGTATAGATTAATTATAATTGATACTATTAATCTCATAGATACTGAAAGAGGTATGACCTTAAAGCAGTCTATGGATAAACTTAGTGAATATTGTGCAAAATATCTTAGAAACAGGTATCACTATTCTCCTATAATAATACAGCAACAAGCCTTTGACCAAGAGGGAAATGAAGCCTTTAAATTAGGCAGAGTAAGACCATCAGTAGCTGGATTAGGTGATAGTAAATATACATCTAGAGATAGTAATGTAGTACTTGGTTTATTCTCTCCATTCAGATTTGCTTTAAAGGAATATGAAGGATATGATATTTCTAAGTTTAAGGATAACATAAGATTCTTAGAGATGATTGTGAACAGAGATGGTGAAATGGGAGGATTATGTCCTTTGTTTTTTGATGGTGCAGTGTGTCAATTTAATGAACTACCTAAACCTGATAATAAAGTAGAAATAGATAGGGTTTATAACTATCTTCATAGAATAAGGAGTAATCCTACTCCTGCTAAAACTTTCTTCAGTTTTGGAGTAAGAAAATTAAATAAAAAGTTGTATAAATGGAAAATATTTCATAAGTTTACAACCCTTTTCAAGTAAAAGTAACATTATAAAACAAAAACAATGGCAAAGATTTTAGTTCTTGCAAAAAGTGGTTTCGGAAAAACCACTTCTTACTGTGGTAGGGAAAAGTTGGGAATCAAGGGTCTTGACCCAAAGGAAACCTATGTCATTCAGTGCATTGGCAGGGGTGTTCCTAATCCTAATTTCAAATTGATTGAGGGTAGTATTGGAGTAGATAATGTAGGTAAGCCTACTCAAAAGCTCACAAATGCAAATGTCCTTGCTACAGGTAATAGAGTTCAAGTAGATGGGCTTACAGGACTTGACAGATTTGCAGCAGTAGCTGAGATTTTGAACATCATGAAGAAAGCTCCTTACAAGAATATCATCATTGATGATTTCAATTACCTTGCCCAAGACTTTTATATGGCAAATGCCATGAAAGGTGGATGGGACACTCCTAAGCAGATTGGCTATGGAATGGGCTTGGTATTTGATGCTTTCAAGGGATTTCCTGAGGATAAGAATATTATCTGCTGTGCCCATTATGAGGAGTATAAGGATAAGAATGGTGATTCCATTTCCTATAAGTTTAAGACCACTGGAAAGATGGTTGATGACTACATTACTCCTGAAGGTAAGTTTGATATTATCCTCTTTGGAAAGGTAGGATATGATGCAGAAAACAAGAAGCCTATCAAGCACTTTGTCAAGGAGTTTGATGGAGAATATCCTGCTAAAGACAGTCTTGGTGCATTGGATGACCTTCCTGATGAGATTCCTAATGATTTGTCTATTGTAATAGATAAGTTAAAGGAAATCTATGGATAGAGACGAAACTATAAGAATATCTAAATTAGCTCACTTTGGTGGATTATCTGAGGCAGATATAAACTCAGTATTAATGAATTATTGTTTAGAGCATAATAAGCCTCAGGATGAAACAGCTCTTTTTATAACTAAGATACTTACAAGTCCTAATCTAGTATTCTACTATTTAGGTATAGCATTAAGGTACTATGAAAGAAAGTATTTAGTATATAAACTATGGAGTAAACCTGAAACTAATCCACTAAATAATCAAGGAAGAAGAAAATTATTACAAATATTTTAAAGTTTAAACATTATGAACAAAACATTGACAGTAAGACAATTTGCAGGTGTAAAGAGAATTGCACAGAATGTTAACCCCTTAGTAGTAAAGAAGAATAAGATTGCTGCTAAGATTGATGAACTTAATGCAGAATATAATGCTTTAGTAGCTGAAATTGATGGGCATGAGATGGGTGTAAAGGCACTCACAGGTGGACTTACTAGTGAAGACTTGGTTGTCAAGAAGGTTGAAGATACAGGTAAAGTTGATAAGGAAGGTAAACCAATTAAGGTCACAAAGTATGAACCTAAGGCTGGTGTAGTGACTTATAATGAGGAACGAAATGTGTATGAGATTCACATTGAAGAGATAAATCTTGATAATAATATAGACATGGATGTACTAGATGACACAGAAAAGGCACCTGAAGTTGAGGTAAAAGTTAATGAAGGAGCACCTATTGATCCTATTGCAGACTTTATGAAGGAAGACAAGGATAATACTCAATCTATGTAATATAAACTAAGTAACAAATAATAAAGAATAAAAATATTTTTAATATGAACAAAACTAATTTTGCATTTATGGCTTTTGGTAAAGCAGTAGAAAGTAAAGAAGGTGGAAGTATTAAAAGATATATTGGGGCTTCTCCAGTATATGTTTTGGCAGTTAATCCCACAAAAGAAGGAAGAAATAAACTGTTGAATGCAGAAATAGACTCTGAGCCTGAATATCTGAGAGAAAGAGAAGTAGATGGTAAGAAGGTACCTCAAGCTATAGTTACTTTCTATGTCACACCAGATTTAGAGGGAGATATAATTATTCCTATGACTTTCTTTGTGGATAAATCCTATAGGTATAATAGAGACAAAACTAAGGTACAAGTAATTGATAAATATGGTTATAGTGCTTGGGCTACCCCAGAGGACCTGAAAAATAAAGCAACTCTTAAAAGTAGCACTGGTAAAGACCTTAGAATTACTACTGAATATAGACCTGCCTATAATGGAGAAATACAACTCACTGAATTTATTAAAAGCTATCTTAATTTTGATGAGGCACTTTCCTATGTTAATGGTGAATGGGTCAAGAACCCCAAAGTAGCTAACATAGAAGAGTGTGAATGTTCCCTTGATATGGATAAGCTGTTTAAGGGAGATTTCTCTGAACTTAATGAAGTTCCTAAGCTTATGCCTAAGAACAAAGTCAAGGTGATGTTTGGAGTAAGAACTACTGAGGAAGGAAAACAATATCAGGCAGTATATACTAACAAAGTACTTAGAAATGGAGCAAGAGATTATAGTGAAATAGATAAGGACTTACAAGAAAGAAAGAATGCTGGAGCATTCTCTAATGTGGAGTATGATACTAATCCCTTTAGAGAATATACTGTAGAGGCTACTGACTTTAATAATTCTGCTTCCAGTGATATGCCTTTCCCTGCTAATTCAAACAATTCTCCTTGGGATTTTGGTAAATAATAATCTATAATTCAACTAGTTATGGCTATTGGTAAAAGTAATCCTTCAGTGACTTTAGATGATATTCTTAGTAAAACTACTGAAGCAGCTATTTTAGCATATTATCTTGGAGTAACTGAAATTCCATGTATAATTCATTCACCACTAAGAGTGGATAATAATGCTTCTTTTGGCCTTTATTCAAGAGATGGGCATAGAATATTCTATATAGACTTTGCCACAAAGGAGAGAGGAAGTACATTTGATATTCTCTCTCAGTTGTGGGGATATAATTATATGGAAACTCTTGCCAAAATAGCTAATGATATTCCAAAGTTTACTACAAAAATTTCCAATATCAAAACTAATAGCAATAAAACACCTAGAGTTTCAAGACTTAATAGTACTGAACTACAGTGTAAAGTCAGAGGTTGGACATCTTATGATATTGAATATTGGAAATCCTATGGTATTACTTTGGAATGGCTCAAGTATGCAGAAGTCTATCCTATATCACATAAGATTATCATCAGGGATGGCAATAAATATGTATTTGGAGCTGACAAGTATGCTTATGCCTATGTTGAACATAAAGAGGGAAAGGTTACATTAAAAATATATCAGCCATTTAATAAATTTGGCTATAAATGGTGCAATAAACATGATAATTCAGTAATAAGTCTATGGACTAAAGTTCCTGAATATGGTGATAAAATATGTATATGTTCATCATTAAAGGATGCTTTATGTCTGTGGGCTAATACAGGGATACCCTCCCTCTCTATTCAAGGTGAGGGGTATGGGATAAGTGATACTGCAATTAGTGAACTGAAGAGGAGATATAAACAAATCTTCATTTGCTTGGATAATGATGAGCCAGGATTAAAAGATGCTCAGAAGTTAGCTGAGGAAACAGGATTTACTAATGTAGTATTACCATCCTTTAATGGAGGAAAAGATATCAGTGACTTGATGAAATTGTGTGGTAAAGAGCAATTTCTCAAAGTCATGTTACCACTATTTAACATCAATAACAATGATTTGGAAAGAAATTGAAGGTTTTCCAGATTACCAAGTAAGTGATACTGGAGAAGTTAAAAGTACAAAGTATTGGGGTCAATTTAGAAGGAAAGATAGTGGAGGGCTATTACGTCAAAGAACTTATAAGTCAGGATACAAATATGTAAACCTCTATAAAAATGGACATATGTATTCTATGAAAGTTCATAGATTAGTAGCACAAACCTTCCTGCCTAATCCTAATAATTTACCACAGGTAAACCATAAGGATGAAAATAAAGCAAACAACAGTTTAGTTAATCTTGAATGGTGCAATGCTGTGTATAATTTAACTTATAACAATCTACAGAAAAGAAGTCATCAGAAGCAAAAGAGAAGAATAAAAGGGTATAACTCTAATGAGACTATTGAGTTTGATAGTGTAACTGTGGCTGCATTATATTTGGCTCACCTTAATAAAGCTAAGACCTTTAAGTCTGCTCTTGGAAATTTGGTTACTTCTGCAAATAAAGGCAATAAGCTAAATTATGGATATTATTGGGAATGGCTAGAGGAAAGTAAAAGACTTAAAAATAAATAATATTTCTAACAAAAAAACTTAACATTATGCAGAATCGTAAAATCACTATTGTAGAGACTAAAAATCAAAAGAAAAGTGTAATTATGTCAGCAGCTACAACACTTTCTGAATTGAAAGCTGACTTGAGACAAAATGGTATTGACTATACTGGTATGACATTCTTTGAGGGTACTTCAAAGGTTGAACTGAAGAATGATAATTCAGTATTGCCTCATGATGTGCCTTATAAGGGAACTATCACTAATGAATTGGTATTCATGCTTACTAATACTAATAAGAAGATTAGGAGTGGAGCTATGAGTAGAGCAGAAGCTTTTAATATTATTAAGTACAATCAGGAATTAAAAGAAGACTGTAAGAAAATATATAATAAAGATTATACACATTGTACTACTATAGAGCTTATTACTCTGTTAGAAGATTATAATAGTTATACTAATCAAGAAGTTGAGAAACCTACTCCTGTGTCTAAAGCACCAAAATCTGAAAAGTCTGAAGATACTAATGAGGTTGTAGATGTTAAAGCAAGAGCAGCTATTTCAGAGTTGGTTCAAGCACTTTATGAAAATAATACCATCTACCCTATAGATAGAGATAAGGTTATGAATATTCTTGGAGGTAAAGTAGAAGTTGATCCTTCTGAGGACAGATCTTTGTCTAAATGTCCATATTCTGATGATGAAATTGATGATATGTTCAGTGAAATGAATGTAGATTAACAAATATTAGGTAAGGAAGTAGCAATACTCCTTACCTATTTTTTTCTTTACTATGACTACAGAGATAATTAAAGAAATTGAAGAAAATATTGAAGTATTATACAGTTCTTTGATGAAAAGGCCTCTTCAAGTACTTGACATATTTAATGATTTCTTTGGAGAAGAGAATGTAGATATGCAAAAATATCCAGATCTCCCTACATTTAAGAAGTGGATTAATAATGAACCAGTTTGTAACTTTATTAGAGGAACCTTAGGAGTCAAAGATTGGGATACTCAAAGAGTAAGACCTATTACTGAATTACCAAATGAACTAGCACTTAAAATTGTTGATCTCTTACCACATAGTTCAACACTAGAGAGAATAGGAGAATCAATATTTAATAATATCTTTATTATTGTGCATTTTCCTCATGTAAGAATAACTAATGAGCATGATAGGTATGTAGACATTAATCATTTATGGGCAAGAATAAAGATAGACTATAAGGGTAGTATGGTAGAGAGATTTACTCTTAACAGATCAGAATATACATTATTACACCTTAGAGAAAATTATATGCACAGTCATGTATGTGATATACCCTTTGGTGATTTTACTTTATTTCAAACTCCCTGTACAGGAGATGGGCCTATTAATAGTACTATAAGCACACTTAACAGAGCCTTTGATGAGGACATGTGGAATATGTTTTGTCTTGAATTAAGTAAGTATGTAACTGTAGAATCTATTGCAGGAAGACCATATCACTACCTAGAAAGATTAGGTACTGAGACTATGAGATCAGGAGGTACTGAATATACTACTTATTTAAGTATGGGATATTATTCAAATTCTATTTCTAAACATGATATAGAAGAATTTGTAAAGTATTTTATTAATTCAAAATGTCTTAAATTTAATTATGTTAATGGTTCTTTCTCTATTGGTATGCCATATACTGACTTTATAATAAGTATTAGTAATAAATTTATTGAATGGTATAATAATCAATATAATAAAGGGGAAGTATCATCTACTCTTGATACACTAAAGAGATATAATGTTCTTAAAGAATGTATAATAGAAGGTAATAATATCTATTATGAAAATTCTATTAATAACAGTATTAATTATAGCCACTATATAGGAGAAAAGGTCTGTATGTTTAAAGGAAGAGAGATAACTATTGATATTACTGATGCTATAAGGGAAGAAAATAATAATAGGAGTCTTACTCTCAACCCTCAAATTGCACTATATATACTAACAATAATACTTAAAGTTTTAAATTATAGATATGGAAGAAATAAAGCAATCTACAAAGGTAACCAACTTAGTACAGAAGTCTGGTACTTATAATTATAAATTAATTATACCAGAGAAAGTAGAGAAGAAAATCCGATTTACCTGTCAAAAAGTATGGAATACAGAATGGTCAGGTACATTATTCTTTACTCATGAAGGTTCCTTTGAAAATAATGACTTAGTAATTAGGTGTGTAGATATTTATATCATGGATATTGGAACTCAAGCTTATACAGAGTTTGATATGAATCCAGATGTAATAGCCTATATGTGCAGTAATCCAGAATTACTTGACTGTCAAATGGGATTAATTCATTCTCATAACAATATGAGTACTTTCTTTAGTGGTACAGATACTGCAACATTAAAAGAAGAGGGAACAGATAGAAATAACTTTGTATCACTAATTGTAAATAATGCTGGTACCTATACAGCTGCTATTACTAGGAGAATCAAAGCAAAGCAGGTAAAAGAATCTGTATCTTATGAATTCTTTGGTGATGGAGAGAAGGAGGATACTAAGGAATATACCAGTGATGGAGATGAAATTGAATGGTTCTATCTAAAGATTGAGAAAGAAGGAAAGAACTACAACTTTCCTGATATGGAGAGTAGACTTGAAGAAATTAAGAAAATAAAAGCAGAGAAAGCTAAGAATACTCCTATATATTCTGGTACTCCTAAAACTACTGTCTCAAGCTATTTTACTACCCAAGTAGGTCCTGCAAATTTAATTAAGAAAGAGGATAAAGGATATGAAAATAGGACACTTTTTGATTCAGTAGATGGGGAATTACCAGCTAAAGAGGAATATTATATACTTTATGGTCAAGTATCCTTTGATAAGACCATCATAAAATCATTAGTTCTGCAACTTCTTACTGGAAGTATCATAATCTCTAATGAGAGTAAAATTGATATTAATAAGTGGGCCAAATCAATGCCTACATTATATGGTAAGAGATTTGGAACAGGTAAAGATGGAATGGACAGGTTTAAGATATGGGCAGATACCTATACAGAATATCTAACATGGTATATATCAGACACAAAGTTAGAGGAATTAGGCTATGATGAAACAGAGATGTGTGCTATATGTGCCCATGATATGATAGAGGAATTAACAAAATTACCTGAGAATGATTATATTAAGGGATATATTGATTCATTACAAAAATATTTAGTATTATGAGTGAATATTTGATTCAATTAGGAGATAGTATTGTATCTCAAATTAAGAGGGCTTCTACAGAAACAGCATTTAATCCTAATAACTCAACAGTGATACAAGCACTAGAACAAGTATTAGGAATTGAGCAACCTGAAGAGTCTTCTCCATTAAGTCAAGAAGAAGAGCAGATATTAGAACAAACAGTAGAGGAAGCTCATAATGGTGAAGATACAGTAGAAGGAGAAAATACTGAAGTATCAGCTAATAATAGTGGTACCAATACTACACAAGTACATCAAGAAATACCTGTTAATTCTGAAACTCTACTTATAGATGATACTACAAGTAGGTTTAGTTCTGCTATATGGTATGAGAATATACAAAAGAAAGTGATTACTCTTGCAGGTGTAGGAGGAATTGGAAGTTATGTAGGATTTCTACTTGCTAGGATGAAGCCAGCTTCTATGTTTTTATATGATAATGATACAGTAGAAGCTGTTAATATGTCAGGTCAGTTATATGGCCAGTCTGATTTAGGTAGATATAAAGTGGTTGCACTTGCAGAGATAATTAGAAATTTTGCTAATTATGATAGTATATTTGCTATACCAGAAAGATTTACCAGTGAATCAGAAGCTTCTGATATTATGATATGTGGATTTGATAATATGGAAGCTAGAAAATTATTCTTTGATAAATGGACAGGACATGTCAGTTCTAAACCAAAGGAAGAAAGGACTAATTGCCTTTATATTGATGGTAGATTAGCAGCAGAAGAATTTCAAATATTCTGTATTAGGGGTGATGATGAGTTTAATATTAATAGGTATGCTCATGATTTCTTATTTTCTGATGAAGAGGCTGATGAAACAATATGTTCTTATAAGCAAACTACTTTCTGTGCAAATATGATTGCCTCTTATATGGTAAACCTATTTGTAAACTTCTGTGCAAATCAGTGTAATCCTATTATTGATAGGGATTTACCATTTTTAACTACCTATAACGCAGAAACAATGTATCTTAAAACTGAATCATAATGGAACTTAAAGTTGGTACTCGTAGCAGACTTAGACAAATGTTTAAATATTATGAGGGGGGTAATGGAGTTGAGTTGATAAATTTAGATCTTGATACTAATGCTGTATTTAATCAGAGTTTACTCATTGATATAAAACCTGAGGAGATAGAGGTGCCTATAATTGCAAGGAATCACTGTGAGAAGTTTGTACTGGATACTTTAGATTATCCATATTCATATTCTACAGAGAAAATTATTCTTCCCTTATATAATAACGGTCTTCCTTCTATAAGGAGAAGGACATTTGATAGTATTCTTAGTACTATAATAGATACACCATATTCAACTAGGATACAAAAAATAATTACTACCAAAGATAATATATATTATGGAGGTAAAGGTATTCTCTTGGATTCTGATTTTTCTCCTTTATTTATATGTACTATTATTGCAAGAAAAGTAAAAGAAAATAATCAAAACTATTTACTATATTATAGACCTATTTGTCATATTAATCCTAAAGTGTTTTTAGATCCTAATAATTTAGTTAATAAAAGCATCATAAAAAAATTAATTCCTTTCTTTGCATCTGAAGAAGTACTTTTCCCTGAAGATATAACTAAAGTTAGATATGCTTTGGAAAGTAGAAAGGTAAAAGTGATAGTAGACAATTTTGATAATTTATTTATAAGACCTGTTAAACCTACTCCATCAGCATGTTCTAATGAAGCATTAAATCAATGTCTAGTTGATAATATTGAAGATATACTGATGTTGATATGACCATAGAAGAGTATTTTGGAGACTGGATGAGAGTCATTGACAGAGGAGAGCTTAATAAAGTTATGAATAGATTAAGTTTAGAGTATAAAAGGAAATCTATATGCCCTAATCAATCTGATGTATTTAGAGCTTTTAAGTTATGTCCTCTTAAGGACTTGAAAATAGTTATGTTAGGTCAGGATTTTTGATTATTTTATATAAGTAATTTATTTATTAAACTGAAAACAGACTTAATCATGAGAGTGTAAGAAGATTCTTAAAAAGAAACAATGTTCCTATATTCAAGGGAACAGTTCCTTACAATATAGAAATTAAGAATGATTTAAGACAGCTTCTTATAGGAAGTCTATTAGGAGACGGGTGTTTTTGTTCAGTTGGAGGTAGAACTAAGAATATGTGCCTTAGTATAGCACATTCTGAAAAGCAAAAAGAATATCTTGAGTATAAATGGGGTATATTAAATAATTATAATTTGGCATCTCCCATAAGTGAGTATCATCTAAACAATAAGAGATACTCACATGAGTTAGTAGGATATAGACTTAGGTCTAAATTACATCCTATTTTCACAGACATAAGAAACAAATATTATGATTCTAATGGTTGTAAAAGAGTTTCTAAAAAGTTTGTGCAAGATATAGATGCTTTAGGGTTAGCTATATGGTATATGGATGATGGCTATGTGACTAAAAATTCATGTATTCTGTCTACTTGTTCATTTACTCTCGAAGAACAATCTTTGTTAGCTAATATACTATTGGATAAATTTGGCTTACATTTTAATGTAGGTAAACATGATAATAGTATGTATCTACAAGCCAAGGATTTTCCTAAATTTGTAGAACTAATTAAAGATTATATTATTCCGTCCATGCAATATAAATTAATTACTTATAGTAAGAGAGGGGTTCTGAGTAAACAGGGTGAATTGCTGGAACAACTCAATGAGTCAATCAGCAGCCAAGCTACAGAAGAGCATGAAAGTATGTAGAAGGTTCAGAGACTAACAGGTGAATAGCTCAAATAATAAACCTGACACGAGTGCCCTGCATTGGAAACAATGAAGATATAGTCCGAACTATATGGTAACATATAGAACTAACAGATAAAGAGCTGTTAGGATAACAAATTGCCTTATCCACAAAAAGGAGTAGCAACAGGATTACTATTTGGAAATAAAAGTGAAACATTAGGTGAACAATTATCACCTTCATTAAAAATTATTAAAGATGCAGTAATTAATTTGGATATTCCACATAATTGTATTAACTTTGACCCCACATTAGAGAGTTGGGCAAAGCAGGGGATATTAATGATAAATTCTGCATTAACAGTAGAAATGAATAAGATTGGCTCTCATACTATGATATGGAGACCATTTATAATTGCCTTATTAAAACACTTATCAGAGTGTGAGACTGGTCTTATTTACATTCTATTTGGTAATCAGGCACAAACATTTACTCCCTACATTAATAATAATTTTAATGAGGTTATTAAAGTAAGACATCCTGCATATTTTGCAAGAACTAATACTAGGATGTCACCACAACTCTTTACTTATATAAGTAGCAGAGTTAAAGAACTTTATGGTGTACCTATAGAATGGTATCAAGAATATTAACATAAAAATTAAGAGAAAAAAAAATGGAAAAATTTATTTTGAATCAAAGTGGTAAAGAGATTAAGGTAGGAGATATTATTGTTAGAGAATGTGGCTCAGGTGGAGTATATCCCTGCCATAAATTTGTTGTAGATAAATTACTCCTTACCTATCTTGTAAACATAGGTGCAGTTAGAGTTGTTAAAGTGGACTCTAAAAAGGATACTACAACAAATTCTATTCCTATGGAGATTGATTACTATGTTAGTAAAGTTGCCAAGAGACTTGGATGGAAAGATGAAGATACAAGGAATATTCTTACTAGTATGGATGTTACCTATCCTTCTGTGGTCCTCTCTTTATTACTTAAGGAAATTGCTATTGAACTTGATATGAAATATCCTGACCATATTAGTAATAGTCCTAAGATCTATTCAGTCTCCTTATGTAATGGTAAAATTATAGAAGTTAATAAGGCTACTATTAAGAATTATAAGAACTTTGCAGCCTTCAGAAGTATAAAAGAAGCAAAAGTTGCTTGTAGAATTATGAGGAATTATCTTAAATATATGTTTAAAAGTGATAAATAAAAAAATTAGGAATGCTACACAAAGTGTTTCAAAGGGCATAACCTTTAAATCTCAGTTGGAGAAAAGTATATATAATACTCTTCTTCAACAGGGATTTGAGCCTCAATATGAACCAAGAACCTTTACACTATGGGATGGTTTTGAGCCAATAACTCCATACTATGATAAAGAAACTGATAGGCAAAATCAGAAAAGAAGTGAACTCCTAGGTAAGAAGGTATCTAAGATTCTTGTTCCTAAGACAGGAAAAATTATTGGTATTAGATATACACCTGATTTTTACTTTAAATATAATAATCTTAATATTTATATTGAGGCTAAAGGTATTGAAAATGATATATTTTATATCAAAAAGAAACTATTTATAAAGTACCTTGATAATAGGTATATTGAGAATGGTGAAAAATCTATGTACTTTGAGGTATATACCAAGAAACAGCTTTTACAAGCAATAGAAATAATTAAAGATTATGAAGAAAGATGTGATACACCAGCTAATACAGCAAGCTAATAAATTGCCTGTATTAGAATATGACCCTAATCCTGTAGTCTTCATGGATAATATTGAAGATACTATAAGAAAAGTAAAGCAGAGACTTGGAATTTTACAGACTCTTAAGGCTGAGATAGATTATCAATTAACCCTGAATCATATAGATGATGAAGAGTTTACGTGATATTTCACTACAAATAAGTGAAGAAGAATATAGGGCAGACCCAGCATTAAGCTACTCTACTTTAGCTAAATATGAGAGAGAAGGGTTCAATAATCTTGATAAATTGTTTGATAAAATTGATACTCCCTCTTTAACATTTGGAAGTGCTGTAGATAGTATTATTACAGGTGGTCAGGAAGAGTTTGAATCAAGATTTCTAGTTGCAGAGTTCCCCTCAATTCCAGACACTATTATGAAAATAGTAAATAGTGTATTTAGGGAATTTCATGATATGCATAGTAACTTAAATTCTGTACCTGATACTGAAATTATCCATAGAGCTAGTATCTTTAATTATCAGCCTAATTGGAGACCTGAAACTAGAGCAAGAGTAATTAAAGAGAAAGGTAGTGACTACTATAACCTGTTATTTATAGCAGGCAGTAAGACTATACTTGATACTCAGACCTATCAAGATGTGTGCAATGCAGTAAGAGCATTGAAAGAGAGCAAATCCACTCAATTCTACTTTGCAGAGGATAATCCATTTGAACCAGATATTGAAAGATTCTATCAGTTGAAGTTCAAAGGAGAGTTCAATGGTGTAAAGTATAGAAACATGGCTGACTTAATCATAGTCAATCATAAGGAGAAGTGGGCAAAGCCAGTAGATTTGAAAACAAGTTCCCATACAGAGTGGGATTTCTATAAATCCTTTGTAGATTGGAGATATGATATTCAAGCTAGATTATATTGGGCTATTATAAGGCAAAATATGGATAAGGATGAGTATTTTAAAGACTTTAAACTACTTGATTATGACTTTATAGTAGTTAATAGAAGAACTCTTACTCCACTAGTATGGACTTGCTCTTTTACACAAGCAGTTGGTACACTTAAATTTGGTAAGAATAAACAAATAGAAATGAGAAGTCCTTTTGATATAGGAAATGATCTTCACTACTATTTATCTCATAGACCAAAAGTACCTATGAAAATAAATAGCTCTGGTTCTAATGATTTAAGTCAATGGTTAAATACTTTATAATATGCAAGTAATAAAAAGAGACGGTAGTAAAGAAGATTTTAATGTAGGGAAAATTATAAGTGCTGTAGAAAAGGCATTTAAGTCCTGTTCTAAGGAAATGCCTAAGTACTTATATAATATGCTGGGAGCTTTATTCTCTACTGTAGATGGAGATACTATAGGTATTGAAGAAATCCAAAATAAGGTAGAGAATATACTTATGAATGATAAATTCTTTGATGTGGCTAAGAACTACATTTTATATAGGGAAAAGCATAAGCAAAGAAGAGAACAGGCTAAGGAAAAGTATGAATTTATTCAAAACTTTGTAAAGGCTAAAAATGCTGCTGACACTACTATTGATGATAACTCTAATGTAGGTACTAAGGGAGTAGGAGTACTAAATGCAGAGATACATAAGAAGGATAATAAGAATACAAACATGTATCTATGGGAACACTGGGTACATGAATTGTATCCTAAGTTCAATGTTAAGTTAATGAGACTTGATTTTGATACTATTCTTTATCCTCATGATGCTTCTTCACAAGTAGATATGCCATATTGTAAATCTGTATCCATGTATCCTTTCTTACTGAATGGATTAAAAGACTTAGGAGGGAAATCAGCTGTTCCTAAGAATATTGACAGTTTCTGTGGTATATATTGTAATCTTGTGTTTGCACTAGCTTCAGAAGTTAAAGGTGCAGTAGCTACTCCAGAATTCTTAATGTATATGGATTATTTCTGTAGAAAGGAATGGGGAGATAATTATTACTTAAAAGCTAATGCAGTAACTTCTAGTCCTCACTGTAAAAGAGTTAAGACTATTGCTAGTCAAATTAAACAGTACTTCCAACAAGTAACTTATAGTATTAATCAAATAGCTGGCTCTAGAGGAATGCAATCTCCATTTACCAATTTTTCTTTCTTTGATAAGTATTTCTTTGAAGGAATGTTTGGAGATTTCTACTTTCCTGATGGTACTAAACCTATTTGGGAATCTACTAACTGGTTACAAAGACAATATCTACACTGGCTAAATCAGGAGAGACTTAAATGTATGCTTACATTCCCTGTATGTAGTTATGCTTGTTTAGTAGAAAATGGTAAATTTAAAGACGAGGATACTTTTGATTTTATCTGTGAAGAATATACAGAAGGAAATTCTTTCTTCTTATATACATCTTCAAGTGTAGATTCATTAAGTTCTTGTTGTAGATTGCAGAATGCTGTATCTGATAATACATTTAACTTTACTAATGGTCAAATTGGAGTAATGACTGGAAGTAAGAATGTTATTACTCTTGACTTAAATAGAATTATTCAGGATTGGTTTAGAACCTTACCAGAGTATTCCAGCTATATAAACAAAGAAACAGGAAAGGCTAATTTATCTAAGGATGAAGCTATAAAGGTATTTGAGCAATTTAAACCTTATTTAATTAGTATTCTGGAAAGAGTATATATGTACCATACTGCATATAATGCTTTACTTCATTGGTCACAAAAGAAAGGACTATTAAGTGCTTATGATGCAGGATTCATTAAGCTTGACAAACAATATCTTACTGTAGGTATTAATGGCCTTAACCAAGGAGCTGAGTTTCTAGGATTTGAATGTAATAATAATCCTTATTATAAAGGTTATTGTTGTATGATTTTTGAAACTATTAAGGAACAAAATGCTAAGCACAAAACTAAGCATGAAATGTTTAATTGTGAACAGGTTCCTGCTGAATCAGCTGCAATAAAACTTTATAATAGAGATAAAAAAGATGGATATTGGGTACCTAATGATACTAACTTATATGCAAGTTATGTATTTAAACCTAATGATCCTAATATTTCTATTCTGGATAAGATCATTCTTCATAGTTCTGAGTTTGCCTCAGATAAACTTGATGGAGGACAGGCAGCACATTTAAATTTAGATTCTCATCTATCTAAGGAACAGTATAGAAAGTTGTTAGAATTTGCAGCAGAAAAAGGTTGTAAATACCTAACATTCAATATTCCTAATTCTGAATGTGATACTTGTGGTTATATTACTAAAGTGCCTATTACTGAATGCCCAAATTGTGGAGGTAAGCATATTACTCTATGGGACAGAGTAATTGGTTATCTGACACCTATCAAGAATTGGTCTAGTGGTAGAAGGAAGGAACAAAAAACAAGAGTCTATAGTAATTTAAATTCATAATATATGAGTACAAGAGTTTATGTAAAAGGAGGAGTTGGTTTTCCAACCCTCCTTTCTTTATTATTTATAGCTTTAAAATTATGTAAAGTTATTACATGGTCATGGTGGTGGGTATTAGCCCCATTATGGATATACGTAGCCTTATTTATACTTATAGCTTTATTTATTTCAATTTTATTAATTATAGCTCAAAATAGACGATGTTAAAGTATGTGGAAACTGCTGTAACTTTCTCAGAAATACCTGATGAAATTACATTATGTATTAATATAAGTAACTGCCCATGTCACTGTAAAGGTTGTCATAGTTCTTATTTAGCTGAAGATATTGGTAATCCTTTAAATAAGACAGCTCTTAGTAAACTCTTAGAAAACAATAAAGGAGTATCCTGTGTATCCTTTATGGGAGGTGATAATGACCCTATAAGTATAACAGCTTTAGCAAGCTGGGTAAAAACTCACACTGATCTAAAAGTTGCATGGTATAGTGGCAGACAAGAGCTTAATAATACAGTAGAAAAGCAGTTAAAATGGTTTGACTATATTAAGTTAGGTCCTTATATAGAAGAATATGGACCTCTTAATAGTAAGACAACTAATCAGAGATTGTATGAAGTTAAAGATAATAAATTAAATGATATAACATACAAACTATGGAGAGATAATGATTAATATAATTAGTGAGGAATATAGAGATGGTAATAAGGCTATAAATAATTTAGTTATTAAAATCTTCTCTATTCCTATTTATAAGTGTATTAGGTCTACTACTAATCCAGCAGTAGTAGATTCATTTAGAGTAACAAAGAAACCAAATAAAGTAAGAGGATTTAGCAATGAAACTAAAAATTAAAGTAAAAGAAATTACAGAAGGATGTATGCCAGTATTAAGTCAAAATGGTGACTGGATTGACTTGAGGAGTGCTGTAGATATGGAAATTCCTGCACCACAATCAGGAGTACTTAAGAAGTCTACTATTAATGGTGAAGAGGGAAGTTATAGGGATGTAACTATGAATACATATTATATTCCATTAGGTATTGCCATTAAGCTTCCTAAAGGATTTGAGGCTATTATTGATTCAAGGAGTAGTGGTCCTAAGAAGGTGGGAATATTTATCCCTAATGGACAAGGAGTAGTGGATAACTCATATTCTGGAAATAAAGATGAATGGAATTATATATGTTCTACTATGAGACAGGTCTCTATTAAAAAAGGTGACAGAATTTGCCAGTTCAGGATTCAACTTAATCAGAGAGCTACTGTGTGGCAAAAGATTAAATGGCTACTAAGTTCTGGTGTTGAACTTATAAAAGTAGATGATTTAGGAGATGGTAATAGGGGTGGATTAGGTTCTACTGGAATTAAGTAAAACAAAAGAAGTTATAAATATGGTATTAGAAATAATTGGAGTATTAATTTTAATTGCACTTATTGCTCTTATTATTAATGGAGCAGAAGATTATAAGAATAGAAATAGGGAATATATCTCTTTTAAGGAATCAATGGATTTAACAGACCTTCCAGTCATAACTCTTTATAATAATGGTAAAAAGTTTAATTTCTTACTTGATACTGGTGCTACTATATCAGTAATAGATTCTAATATTCTTGATAAATTTAACCATAGTAAAACAGAATCAACTGGAGTATTATGGGGAATGGAAGGTAATAAAATAAATGTTTCCTATGTAAGAGCATCTTTAGAATATAAGGATAAGACTTATGAAGAAGATTTTCAAGTTGTAGATATGTCTGCTTCCTTTGGTGAAGTAAAAGCAGAAAGTGGTGTAACTCTTTCAGGAATACTTGGAAATTCCTTCTTTAAGAAGTATCAATATATCCTTGATTTTAATTCCCTAATAGCTTATTCTAATAAATAATGGAAGATACTATAAAACTTAAATCTAGAGGTAATGCAAAAAATTACCTAAAGAAAATGTCTAAAGCTGATGGCTCAGAATCAAGGACTTATATACTTAAAACTGATACACCCCTGCTAAGGGCAGGAGTTATGAATGATGGTAATAAGTTTATTGACCCTTCAGGTGGCCCTATGATTGTAATAGGGCACAAACTTGAAGAGGCTGATGCAGTTGTTAAGTCTATAGATTTTGTTGAAAGATATGGTTGGACAGTAACTTTTGAGTAAAAAATGATTTATTTAGTTACCAAGAATCAAGAGTTATTTGAGAATGAAGAGTATAAGATAATAGGGGTAGATGAGAGTCTATCTCTATTATCTAAGCTTGTTATAGTAGGTCTTGATACAGAGACTAGTGGATTGAATTGTCATAAGGATAAGCTGCTCTCTCTTCAGCTTGGGTGCTATGATTTTCAAGTAGTTATAGATTGTACTACTATAGATGTTACATTATATAAGGAATATCTTGAATCTAATAGATTATTTATTGGGTGGAATCTTAAGTTTGACCTTAAATGGTTATTTACTAAAGGGATTATACTTAAGAGAGTATGGGATGGATTTCTTATGGAGAAGCTACTTTGGAATGGATTTCCCATAATCCTAAGTCCTGAAGAGTGGTATAGAATAAAGAATGACAGATATACTTTTGTCCCTAGAGACCCAAGTAAAAAAGGTAGTAAAGACAGTTATAGGTTATTTAACAATCTTAAATGGGCTGGAGAATATTATCTTAATGTTGAATTAGATAAGTCAATAAGAGGCCAAATTATATGGAGAGGACTTGTAGGAGATGTTATTGTATATGCTGCTAATGATGTCAAGTACCTTGAGAAGATAAGAGAAAAACAGATAGAGTTATTACAGCAGAAGGGCCTAATGTTAGCCACTGAGTATGAGAATAGATTTGTTATACCTTTAGCCTATTGTGAATATTGTGGAGTAAAGATTGACAGAGAAAGGTGGCTTAAAAAGATGTCTAAAGACCAAGAGAAACTTGACTCAATAAAAAGGGAACTGGATAATTGGCTTCTTGAAAATGAACCTAACTCAGAATATATTAAGATAGACAGGCAGGGTGACTTATTCTTAGGGTTTAATACTGAACCACAAGTAATATTAAATTGGAATAGTACCAAAAAGGTTATTCCAATATTTAAGAAATATGGTGTAGATACATCTAAATTAGATAAAGACAGTGGAGAAGATAAGGACAGCATAGATGCTAAAATTCTTGGTCCACAAAAGGATAAATGTAGTCTTATTCCCATATATCTTAAATATAAAGAAGCCTCAAAGGTAACTTCTACTTATGGTGAGAATATTCTTAAACAGTTAGATGAAAATGATAGATTATATACTAACTTTAATCAATGCGGTGCAGATACTTTCAGGTTAAGCTCAGGTGGTAAAGATGGTAATATAAAGTATATAAATCTACAGAATCTACCAGCTGATGCTGAAACAAGAGCTTGCTTTATCTCAGAGAAAGGTAATAAATTCATCTCTATAGATTATAGTGGAGAGGAAAGTGTTCTTATGGCTTCAATAGCTAATGATAAGGCTATGATAAATGAACTTATGTATGGTGAAAAAGATTTACATACACTAACTGCTAAGTTGATTTTTCCTCATATACCTAAGGATATGCCAGCTAAAGAGGTTAAAAAGAAATTCCATGATGAGAGAAGTGAAGCTAAAGGCTATGAATTTCTTCTTAATTATATGGGTAATGCTAATACTATGGTTCAAAACTATGGTATTCCACTATCTAAGGCACAGACTATAGAGAATGCCTATATGAAAGGATTTTCAGGTCTTAAAAGGTATCAGGATGAAGCTAGAAGAGATTGGGTAAGACAAGGATATATACTTATAAATCCAAAGACTGGACATAAGGCATATATTTATGATTATCCATCACTAATGGAGGATAAGAAATGGATGTCTACTTTAGACTGGAATTACTATAGGGAAATGAAACAGGTAGACCCTAGCTGTGATACAGTACAGAGAGTAAGACACTACTTCAAAAGAAAAGCAGATAGTGATAAACAGAGTGGTAATTATAAGATACAAGGCACTGGTGCTATAATATTTAGAGTTGCTACTGTTTATTTCTGGAACTTTATTTTGAAGAATGGATGGTTTGATAAAGTTAAACTATGTATTCCCGTTCATGATGAATGGGATATAGAAGTTCCTGAAGATATAGCAGAGGAAGTAGCAGAGACTCTTCATCAATGCATGGTTAAGGCAGGAGCATTCTTCAGTACTAATTGTAGATTAGATGCTGATATATCAAGAGATGAAAATGGAAATTTACCAACTTACTGGATCCACTAGATAATTAATGTACCCAATTTCCTATAAATTTGGGTATATTAATTATTTTTTGGGTATTTCACTTAAAGTACATGATAATATAGCAGGATAGGATTCTTATACTATAGATAGAATAATCCCATCTTTAGGCTATGTAAAAGGTAATGTTTGGGTTATTTCTAAGAGAGCTAATACTCTAAAAGGAGATGCTTCTATAGAGGAATTAGAACTCTTAGTAAATAACCTGAAAAAGAAACTAAAGAATTAAATATTGGATACATTGATTATGGAAACAGTAAATGATAGTGTAAATCATCCCTCTCATTATACACAAGGTGGAATTGAGTGTATTGATGCTATGGAAAGTGCTTATGGTACAGAAGCAGTTATTATGTTCTGTATGTGTAATGCCTTTAAGTATCAATGGAGATTTAATAAAAAGAATGGTAGAGAGGACATTCTTAAGTGTCAATGGTATCAAAATAAAATGATTGAATTACAGAATAAGTTGAAGAGTAAACAAGAAGTAGATTAATATGGTACCATATAGAATAAAACATAAGGCTACTGGGCTTTACTATAAGCCTGGTAAGCCTAATCTATCTAAGATAGGAAAATCCTATATTACAGGCAAAAATATATTGAATTATAATAGGGGTATAGACTATATTTATATTATAGTTACTAATAGGATTCTAATACATACTTTAGAAGATTTACACTATAATAATACTTGGACACCCTACCAGAGTACATTTAAAATCCCTAAATCTGAATTTGAAATAGAAGAAATAAAATAAATACATAAGATATGAAAAAATATAAAGATATACTAAGAGAGTAGATGAAACAATACACATTAAGAGAATTTGTAAGGATATTAGAATTTAATAATTTCTACTATAGTAGACATAAAGGAGATCATGCTATCTATGTAAATAAAGAAGGTAAGCATATTAGTATCCCTAAAAATCTTAAATGTGTAATTGCTAGGAGGCTTATTAAGGAAAATAATTTAGAGACTAATTTGAAGAAAGGAAAAAGAAAAAATGTATAATAATAATGACTATCCATTAGGAGCTGATAACCCAAATGCCCCTTGGTATGAGGAAGAGAATAAACCAGTTGAAGTAGAAGTCACTGTAAGTCTTACTTTAAGTAAAACAGTTAAAGTTAATATAGTTGATTATGAAAGAATAGTAGAGGAGGATGAAGACAATATTCCCTTTTTAAATATTGATTTATCTAATTGTGACCTTAAAAAAGCTGTAGAGGAGCAAATTATACTTCCACAAGATGCCTACAAAAGCATGCTTCCTGGAACTAAGACACGTAAAGATTTATCAGGTTGGAATGTTGATGACTTTGAAGTTGTAAAAGAAGATTAAATATGAAAAGTAATATTTTATTTGCATTATCTATATTTTTGATAATTGCTGGTTCCTTTTTATTTGGAGTAAGCATTTTCAAATCTGCATACAGTGATTTGGATAAAGAATGTATCCATAAAACAGAAATAATTAAACAATATCAAGAGTATGTAAATAGTTATGAATTATTATTGGATAGTGTGTCTAATAGAGACAAAACATTTATAACTGATATGTCTAGTACTGAGGTTTACTATAATTATATGAGATCAAAAGAGAAAATTGATAGTATTTTATTAAGTGAGTAATTATGTGCTTATTTATTAAGGGTAGCAAGATTCCTAAAATAGCTAAAAATGACATTATAGTATATAAATACTTTAGTAGGTATTGGTTGACAAAAAGTAATTCTTTAGTAAGTCCTATAATAGGATATGATTATGGAGAATTTAATTATAGCAAAGTCATTAAAGCAAAAGGATTAAATTGGGAGGCTATAAAATTTATTCTTAAAGGCAGAGTATATGGAGGATTTATACATTGCTATAAGTACAACACTGGTGGGGATATTAAATGTATAATCCCTAAAGGGACTCTTTATTATGAAGGATCAGATGGAGATTTATGTGCTAGAAAACTTTTTGTATATAAACCAGAAATATAATGGAAGAGTTAGTTATTTTGAACTATAATACATCAGAGGTACACATTTATAACGTGTCTTCTGATGTAAATATAGATGAAGATTATATTAAGAATACTTTAGGATTTAATCCTGATGAATGCTCCTGGATGTTTGGTACTAATATAGAAATTATTAAGCATAGAGGAATTATTAAATAAGTTAAGTAATGGATAATGATTTAATAGAATAATGAGTAAAATTGTAAGACTGGATCAAGTAACTTCATGGAAAAGAGCATTAAATGCAGCTAGAAGAACTATTGGTAAAAAACCTTTAGATAAAGAGCCTTCTAAATCTTGGGAGGCTAAAATGATTCTAGCAGAACACAGTCCAGTAAGACTAGTAGAGTATGATTGGACTTGGAAAGATATTATGCAATGGGTAACTACTCATTTAGTTAGACATCATGAAGGATGTGAAAAATTCGTGCATAGTCAAAGAGAAGATAGGAGAGAACTGCCTGTTCCAAGAAATGAGTTACCTCAAGGAGCATTAAATGATATGGACATGTCAGCCAATGTTCAGGCTATCATTAATATCTCTAGAAAAAGGCTGTGCTCATGTGCTTCTAAAGAAACAAGAGAAGCTTGGAAACAAGTAGTTGAAGCTATTAGAAAAGTGGATCCAGTACTTGCAGATAAATGTGTTCCAGAATGTATCTATAGAGGATTCTGTCCAGAATTTATGAATCCCTGTGGCTATGCAAATACAGAGAAGTATCAGCAGGACTTAAAGAGATATAGAAGTATTGACTATGATGAGAGTGGACATTTAATAGATAATAACTAAAAAAGTGCTAAAACATTTATGTCTAATATAGAAAAGCTTATTTGATATGATTGAACAAATAAATCAGTTAAAGAGAGATTCCATTATTAGTGAAAGTTCTCACTATATAGTAAATAAAGTATCAGGCTCTAGTGCTTGGCTTAAACACTTTGAAAGTGGGGAAGAAGTACAGATTGGAGTTAGTTATCTGAGAAACTACACTCATTCTGCTGACTTGTATAATGAGGAGGTAAAGGTAACTAAAGAAGATAAGAAAGATGGTACCCCTGGTATCAGAACTATCTGGGAGAACATTCATTCCAGTCAAGTATTTACTGTATGCTTTAAGAAACAAGATAAACCAAAAAGTAAAAGGAAACTACAAGAAGAGATTGATGCTATTATAGAGCAGTTCTCTAATAGTATTGATACTGTTAAGAATAGTAAGAAAGGTGTTGCTGATGCAGCTAAGAACCTAGTAACTGAACTTGTGAATAATCCCATTCTTCCTTATGAAGAAGGAGAAGAGAGGGTACTTAGAGGTTATAAAATTCAGTTTGAATCCAGAGATGGAAGATATAACTGTGTAGATATGGATATTGAAAGGACTGATAAAGAAAATGGAATTAGGCCTGTAAATATAAATTCTATTAAATGGCTAATCTTTAATGGAATAAAATACATTGTTGAATAATTTTATAAGAGGGAATAAGTTAATTACTTATTTCCTCTTTATTTTTTTCATATTCTGTTGTATATTACAATTAATTTCTGTATTTTTGCCTAAAATTTAAATTTACATATATGCAAAGTTCTATTAAATGTTTTTATCCTACAAAGGATATGTCAGGAGAAGCTGAAATACTCTCTTCTAAAGGGTACAATATTGACACCATAGGAGTAAGTGTACTACATAGTATTTATGCTGACAGAAGTGATTATCAAAGTACCCCATCTATAGATGATCTTATACAGATAGCAAAGGAAAATAGAGAGAAACTAAATTCATTTAAATATGCTATTCCTTATTATAAAGTGGGGAATAGTATATCTAATAATAGTGATACTATTGTAGAGGTATCAGATAATGTACTAATTTTGCATACTATTCCCAGTAATATAAGTATTAGTGATATTATAAATACCTGGGATATACCAGAATCTTATAAAGGTATTATACAGAACAAGAAAGATCTTTATACTGTAAAATTATGGGAATCATTCCTTAGAGGATCAGAAGATAAAAATCCTTTACTTAGTGCTTTAAAAAAACTTGATGAGTATAAAAAGTTTGTACCAAGTAGTACTAGTGATAAGGGATATATTGAAGTGGAGTCTCTTCCTAATAACCAGTTAGGAAGTACCTATAGAGATAATAAGGGTAATATAAATATAAGGATAAAGAAGAATATTACAGTAAAAGAATTTTTTGATTATATAACTGGTAATATAGAATCTCCTACTTCTAAACAAAAGAAAGAAGTATTTAATCAGATGGAGAAAAATGGTATTACTCTAGAACTAATGAAGGAAAAACTTAATACTCTAGATAAGGTTAAAGAGTTTATTTATTTGCATGAGTTAGATCATGCTAAAAACTATAATGAAGATATTAAAAATTATAATAGAGAGAATTATAGTGATAAAGCAAATATAGATATTGAAACTAGAGCTAATACTAATGCCTGGAATGAAATGTTTAGTAGTACTTCTACTGTAGATAACAATGATAACAAAGAAAAAAATGAATCTAATAATGAACTCCCAGAAATAGGAAACCCTTTATATAATCCAGAAGCTCTTAATATAGACAGAGAAAGTCCTAGAGCTATTCTTTCTAGAGAAATGTCATATTCAGAGATACTAGATAGGGAGAATATGATTGCTAGAGATTTCTCTACAATAATAGATGAAGAAATTGAAGATTTAAAGGATGAATTAGAAGAGGAAATCAATAATGAGACTGACCCATTTAATAAATTAAAGTTATCTGAAAGATTAAATACTATTAATGATCCTACTAAAGGAAGAAAAGAAGTAATTAATCAATTAGGTATAGATTATATTATTGATAAAATAAAAGAAAGATACCAAGAATGGATTGATTTAAGTGATGAAGATATAGAGTATTCAGTTAAGGGGGCTTCTGCATCCTATATTAGAGAAGCATATACTAGGATATTAAATAATTTTGATATATTTTTTGATGAGGCTGCTACTATTATTGAAGGAAATGAAAAACTTAGAATAGTCAGGGATTATAATAAAGCTAATGAGTCTGACAGTGAAAATAACCAAGATGAGTTAGATGGAGATGAAGAAGGTAGTAGGGTGCATGGTAATGAGGGCTATACCTTTAAAATAAGATTTGTAGATCCTCATGATTCAGCAAGAGCAGAGACTAGAAAAGCATTAAGTGATATTATAAAGGTGGATCAGGATGGAAACCCACTACTAAATGATCTTGGAAATACAGTATACCTTAGGGAAGACTTTGTTCATTCTACTTTATTATCTATACTTAGCCCAAGACTAATATATCCTGATGATTTTAGTGTTAAGGATTCAGAAGGAAATTATCATTTTCCTGTACTAGAAGAAATGATACCAAGTTATCCATGGATAACCCAAGTTATCAATAAACTAGCTTATGATCCAACCCTTATAAGTATATTCTATAATGATTTTAGGAAAGAGTTTATTTCTTATTGGATGCAGAGGGGTAATAATATATTCCCTATAAATTCTCCTGTAGCCTATGACAGCACCATTAAAAATATATCATCAAACTATGAACAAGGCAATATACAGGATGAAGATTCTGTATTTGATATTAATCTTAAGATTAATAATAAGAATATAGATAAAGGTATTGCTCTTGTAGATAGTATAATTCATAGTCTACAGAAAGTTGATGAGGATGAAATGGAGGAAGTAGCTTCTAGAGTATCTAAGGTATTAACTATGCTAGGATTTAGTCCCCATAATATTGATACTAAATCATTAGCTAATATGGATAGTATACCTAATATAAGAATTATCCTAGAGAATGCTAAAGAGGCATTTAATCTAACAAGAGAAATGCCAGAAAATGCTCATTATATTGATACTATTAAGAGTAATATATATAATATAGCAAGGTTAATTGGTAAAGTATCAGAGCTAGATGCACAGACTACTTTCAGACAAAAGGATAAATCTTATCCCTCTTATGCTGCCCCTAATTATATAGAAAAGACATTTAAATCACTACTGAGTGATTCTAAAAGAGAAGCATTTATAGAAAGAGAATATGCTAAGTATGACTGGTTTAAGCATAATGGTGAGTGGAGTAATGAAATGCTTAACTTACTGGAAAATAATCAGAATATTAGAGATATGTTTGCTATAAAAAATGTATTCCTTATAGATGATGTAGAATATAGTGATTGGGATTCTCCCATGATAACAAGAGCTTTTCTAAAGGAATACTTTGCTATAAAGGAAGATTCATCACAGGAAGATCAATTTGCTTGGTATCCTTTCCCTATTTTTTCAGACACAGAAATGGCCACATTTGTAAAGTTTAAAAAGTATACAGGAGACTTTAAACAGCAACTACTTCCACTATATAATAAACTGGTAAAACAGGAATTAAGAAGGATTAAATTAGTAGAAGATAGAGCTAAAGCAGGTATTCCTACTATTAGTAACTTTGATAATAGAGGCAAAAAATTCTGCTTCTTACCAGAGATGAATGACTTAGTATATTCATATAAGGGGTCATCAATGAAACTTCTTGATATACTTAAAGATCTTAAAGCAGAAAAGAATAGTGATCTATTAGATACCTTTATTAATAGAGCTGTTTCTGATGTATTAGAGGTGCATACTAGGAACTTTCTTGAGAACCATAAAGATATTTTTATAGATGATGAATTTACTGCCTTTCTCCAGAATAATACTGGTATATCTACTCAAGAAGGTATGGTAAGTAAGATAGAGGAGTATATATGGAATTCTATGTATATGACTTCACAATTAATACAAGTAGTAACTACAGACTTAGCTTACTATAAAGGCAGTGTAGATTTTCAAAAAAGATTTAAGGAGGTATATGCTGCTGGGACAAAATTAAATACGAATAGTAAGTATGGAAGAAAAGAAGAAAAGACTATATATATTAGTGATCTTATTTTAACTTCCCCTACTTATAAACCTCTTGATAAACTTCTAAGTGAGGCAGTTTCCCAGTCTAGATTAAGTAAGATGGATTATGATTCCATAATGTACAAATTTAGAAATATTAATGCTACTGATGGTCAGGCTTTTAGATCTCTTGACTCTTACAGATCTATTATGGATATGCTTGGAAAATGGACTCCAGAGATGGAACAAGCATTTAATCATTTAAGTAGCTCTAATTGGGATATCTCTGATTTTAATGTGATTTGGCAAACAATTAAACCTTTTGTATATGGTCAGGTAGAAACACCAGATGGATTAGGAAATGCTATTAAAGTTCCACATCAAAATAAAAACTCAGAGTTCTTACTATTAGCCTCTTATCAAGTATTAGGTACTATATTAAATCATTCTCCTCAGCTGAAAGGACTTAATAAGTTTATGAATGATAAGAAGATTGATGTAGTACAATTCGAATCAGCAGTTAAGGTAGGAACAGGTGGTGTTATTAACATTAATATTAATCCTGATGCAATTAATAGTGTTAGGGGTACAAATACATTAATACTTGATGGTGAATATTTTAAGATACCTATTATAGGGAACTTAAATGATATTGATGCTTTCAATAAGATTAAAGAATACTATGATTTTGAGCTAATAAATAATAATATATCCCAGGAAGCTTATAATAAAGTAATAGATTATTTCCAACCTACAGAAGATCAGGTATATAATATCTTAGTAGAAAATACTATGTCTAAGGTTAATAGTACTGATGTTTTAGATGATGAGGGTTATAATTTAACTACAGTGCATAAGATTAGTTATGATGACTATATGATAGCACAGCCTACTCCAGAACACCTGTTTGATGTTACTTCTATATTTGGATCTCAAACAAGAAATCTACTAGTGTCAGATTTACCTGATGATATTGAAGTTACTATTGAAGATAAAACATACAATGGAAAGGAGGAAGTAAGAAAATTATATTTCTCCCTTTTAATAGAAAATCTTCTTGATTCTTATAATAAGCTAAATAATGATTTCTCTAGTATTGAGTCTCTTCAGAAGAGACTATTATCCTTGATAAAAGGTAATCCTAAATATGGTAGAGATATGATGAATGCACTAGAAATTATAGATTATAATGGTAGAAAAACATTTAATATACCATTTAGTGATCCAATAGTTTCTACTAAATTTCAAGAATTACTCCTATCTATGTTTAAGAACTCTATTACTAAACAATATATTAATGGAGCATCTTGTATATTAGTTTCAAATTTTGGCTTTACTAATGAACTTGAAGTAGTCAGGAGAGAAGATGGCAGTGTAGAAGCCATTGAGTGCTACTTACCTGCATATAGTAAGAAAATGTATGAACCTTTCTTAAAGGGGGTTAAAGATAATAGAGGAACAGTTATAGGATATGAAATAGATTATAGTAAAATAAAGAAGGAAGATAAAAGTTTATTAGACTTTATAGGGTACAGAATTCCTACAGAGGGAAAGTATTCTATGCTTCCATTAAGAATTAAAGGATTTCTACCACAGCAAAATGGTAGTGCAATTATGCTTCCTGCTGAGGTTACTACATTATCTGGTTCAGATTTTGATGTAGATAAACTATTTATGATGCTCCCATCTTTTAATATCAGAAAAGTATATAATATTAAGAAAGCATGGGATGATTTCTATGGAGATCCTTCTAATAGTGATATTAAGGATGAAATTAATCTTAATATGGGAACTGCTCTTAATAAGTTTATTGAGGAGCAGACTAAAGACTGGGATGAGGAAGTTGACTTAGAAGATATAAAAGATATTACTAAAGAGTTTAAAGAGTGGTTAAGAACAGAAGGAATTAGAAATTATCAATTCTCTGAAACAGCACAGAAGAGATTTAATGATTGGTTTAATTCTAGAAAAGACACTAATTATTTCTTAAAATACACTATTAATAGAATTAAGTATGATACATCAAAGGAAGTAAAAGATAATAGTAAGAAGCAAAGAGATAATGCTATTATTCAATTAGCTCTTGGTATCCTCAGAAATAAAACTGTTGGTGAAAGCCTTCAAACTCCTGGTAATTTTGATACTCTCAAACAAGTAGCAAGAATTAATGACATTATATCTAATAGCAGATTCCTAGAAGCCTATGCTAACAAGTATAATATTGATATTTCTAAAGGTGATTATACAAAAGTATGTAATCATTTATTAAATGCTGAGTTAGATAACCTTGATGATTTCTTGAAAAAAGAAAGAAAAGAGGATAATGTTCTAACACTTGATACTTTTATAAAGTATCATAATCAGAATATGACAGGAGGTGTACTAATTGGTATATATGCTAATAATACTACCATGCAGGCTAAGTTCCAAGGTAAGAATCTTGGAATAAAACCTGAGTATAGCTTTATTGTAAATGATAGAACTATTACTAGTCTAACTGATGTGTACACTAAAGAAACAGTAAATAATAAGGAAATCACTACTAGAATATCAAAGAATTGTGCACAATTCTCTGCTGCATCTGTAGACAATGTTAAAGACCCTGTATTAGCTTCATTAATGCAAAATAAGAATACTGCATATGTAGCTTGTTTTATGTTAAGAGCTGGCATGAGTATCCCTGAAATAGGTATAATGTTTAATATACCAATAGTAAGGAACTGCATAAAGGCAACTTCAGATATTAAAGGACTTAAAGCATACATAAAGAAGTATGAAAAGTCATTAGCTAAAATGAAGGGATTAAGACATTATGAGGTTAAACCTACTTCTGATTTTAATACTCTTAACATTATGAAGGATTCTGCTTTGTTCTATAATTATAACTATGTGAATAACTTGGGTAATGTAGAGAAGGCTGACCTATATGAAAGGATAATATCTTATACAAAAGGATTTTCATATTTATCAGCATTAGCTTCTTCTCTTAATGACACAGTACAAGTATATAGAGCAGATTCTCCTAATGGAGCTATAGGAAGAAGTATTGCATTAGCTAAACTTCAGACTATGAATCTAAATAGACTGATAAGTACATCAAAAAGAGAGGGATACCCACTATATGGAATAGATGAAGTAATTTCTAATAACTTTATTAGTCCTGATATGAGTATTACTAAAATGAGAGATAAACTCATGGAGTCCAAGATGCCCTTATTGCAAGCTTTCTATTCTCTGGGTATTGAATTTGGAATGAAGAGAATGTCTGAATATTTTATAGAGGCTTCCCCCTTTGTTGATAATATTATTGATGAGGTACAATCTAATTTACCACTGCCTCTTGGATCATCAGATAGTCTTGAGGCAATATATAAGGGAGTTCTATTATTTGCACTTAGTGACACTAAACTCTTTGGTGAAGATTCTAATATGAGTCTTGAGGAAAAGAGAAGTTATTATATACATCAGTTCCCCATTGAGTTTAATAAAATAGTTCATAATAATCCTGATATAGCTTCTCTCCCTTTTATACAAAAACTCAGAAAGGATCAACATGGAAATATTTCTATGAAGGATTCTGCTAGAAATACTCCTTACTTGAGAGAGCTATTAATGAATAGTGCAGATGCTTTGCTATATTTAGATAATCCAGAAGCTCAGAAATTAGCAATAGATTTGTTTAGATATGCTTACTATAATGAGGGATTCAAATTTAGTCATAATTCTTTTTCTCAGCATTTTAGTACTGTATTTAAGAATGCTTTTCCTGAGTATGTTAATACTCTGAGGGATCTATTTAGTAATATAGGAAGTACTTCAAAATGGGATAGGCTTATTACACAGATATATGCTAATAATCCTAAATTAGCACCTAAAGTAAAAATATATGATGATAATTATAGTGATAAATCACATAATACTGTTATTATGGATGAACTCTCTGTTAATAATCCTAACTCCCTAGGAGGACTACCATACTACTATATTCTAAATTATGAAGATGAGTTATTTAAGGCAGATCCTACCACTATTGGTTATGATAAGGTAACTTACCATAAAATTAGAACAGTAGAAGAAGGTACCCTATATGATATTAACAAGGACACTAATGATATGGTTACAGAGTATGAAAATTATTCTTCTAAGTATTCTAAATCTGAACCTAAATCAGAAGGAGAGAACACTACTATTTCTTCTGATAATTATGAAGAATATGAAGACTCCGATCTTAAAGATTTTATAATGGAATTTAGCCTGGAAGAGTTCAATTCTGAAATCAATGAAGCAAAAAATGCACAAAAAGAGAAATATAGTTCTGAAGAAGGATTAAAAGAAGAAGGTATAAAACCATGTAAATGAAAAAAAAATAATAAAAAATAACATTTAAAACCAACAAAATATGTCAGGATCTTGTGTATATGTTCCTAATAAAGGAGTTAAAACATTCTATGCCTTAAAAAAGGAATTTGGATATGACTTAGCTTGGAAAGTTTATGGTATTGGTATAAACTCTAAGTTTAAGAATGATTATAAGGACTCTCTCAGCTTAGATGCTGAGGGAGTACCTACTTTTGATTCATTGCTCAGTAATGAATACATAATTAGTCTACTTGGAGATAAAATCAATAAGATTTTAGAATCAAAATATAAACCTAGAGAAGATACTATTAACAACTATTATTTAACACTTGAAGATGCTAAAAAATTTAATAAGGAAAGTCCTTATAATAAATACTTTACTGCATTGGTAGGATATAATAGTGAAGGAGAACTAAGTCTTATTTACGTTAGAAAATCAGAATCCTCTGATAAAAAATTTTCTGAACAATATTCTGTGGCCACTTTGAATAAACAATTATCTAATATACTCTCTCCATTAGGAGTTAATATTGGATTACTGAATGAAGTAGAGCAGAATTCAGGAAGAGTAGGAGTTACTGATTTTACTGTAGCAAAGGATATAGCTAATGACTCTATATCAATGATTAGAGTAGCTAATAATATGGAAGGAGCTAAAGCATTAAGTGAAGAATTTTCACATCTTATTATTGGTGCAATGAGAGAACAGCCACTAATAGTTAGAAATATAGATAAGTTAGCTAATGAAGAAACATTAAAAGTACTTTTAGGAGACAACTACCAAGATACTTATGATTTCTATGGTGGAGATATGCAATTAATGGCAGAAGAAGCATTAGGACAAATATTAAGAGAGAAACTATTAAATAAGACAGAGGGTACTGGAATAGAAGACAGACTGGTAAGGTTAATACAGAATAAGTTTAAGAATATTAAGGAAGAGTCAATAGCTAAGGCTGTACTAGAAGCAGAGAATGTAATGAGTGATTTGGCATCTAACATCCTTAGTGGTACTACTAAATTAAGTAAAAATGATATAATAAAGTCACAAAGAGAGGTACAATTTAATTCATTAAGTGATAGAGTAACTAGAAATATTAATGTCCTAAAAGAAGCAATTAATACTGAAGCTAAGAGACTAAAGATAGCAGCAGATAATGAAAGTTCCAAAGAACATATAAAAGAAACTATAAGAAAACTGGATATTAGTATCTCTGATGCTGATACTACACTTGGGGTATTAAAGTATGCAAATGAAGCTTTAAAATCTCTTAGATATGCAAATAATCAATTAAGTGATTTAGCCACTTCAGATTCTAAAGATAAATTTAGATTAATGAGAGGTATTAAGGCTACTATTCAGTCTTACAGTAAATTTATTGACAGCTTAAATGATTTATCTCTTGAAGAGGAAAAGGAAGAAGATAATGATTTTCTAAGAGATATAACAATTACTGAAGAAGATGGAAGTACAAAAATAATTAATGTAAGGGATACTCTTAAAGAATTAAACTCCTTATATAAAAATATTGGTAGGAATTACTTAAGAGTAATAATACCTGCATTTGCAGAATTTTTAAGACCAGTACTAGGAGATGAAATCACACTAGAGCTAGGAAAAGATGCTGGAAAGAAGATAAGTATTAAAGAATTACTTACTAAATCTGAAAGTGATATATCCTTCCTTGATAGGTGGTTAGATAGTATGGGAAATTCTTCTGATATATTATTAAGAGCCTTTGATAAGATATATAAACAGGCTATGGATAAAGCTAGACTTAAAAGTATTAAAGACTTCAGAAGAATACAGGCCTTAAGAATGAAAGCTGAATCCTTAGGAATTACTAGCTATAACTGGATGTTTGAAAGGTATAAAGATGGTAGTCTTACTGGGGATTACATAAGTGAAACAAACTATTCCCAATATTATAAAGATATTGAGGATATGGAAGAAAGACTAGATAAAAAATATGGCAAAAACCCTAAGGGGGATTTACTTGAAAGTAAGAAAAAAGAAAGAGAAGAATGGTATAATTCACATTCTAATCTTACAATGCTAGGAAAAAGAGTACCTAATCATTTATATCATAATAATGATTTTGATAAATTAACTTCTGCACAGAGATTAATTAGAGATGAATTTTTAAAACTTAAGGAGGAATTTGATAACCAATATCCATCAAATAGAGTTTCTTTGTTAAAGGCTATTCAACTGAGAAAGGATGGTGTTCAAAGATTTATAGATTCAGCAAAATCCCCAAGTTCTATATTAAGTAACATAAAGGAACATCTAAAGGAGGAATTTCTTGATAGAGCAGATGATGATACTATATTTGGTAATACTACTAGAGGAGGATTAACAGACTTTTCTGGGAAAGAGTTTATGACATTACCAGTGTTGTTTACCAATAGGTTAGAAAACCCCAATGAATTAAGTACTGATATATTTGGATCATTATTAGCATATACAGCCTCTTCTAATAACTATAGAGAGCTTGATAATATTGTAGATCCCTTAGAGGTAGGTAGAAGTATAGTTACTGATTATAGAGATGTTAGATCTACTAGAGGAGGATTAAACTTAGTAGAGAAGTTTAGTGTACTTGGTAATAAATTTCAAAATAATATAGTAGAAGGTAAAGGATCTAATATAGAGAAGAGGCTTGATGATTTCTTTGCATCACAAATATATCATAAGTACCTTAAAGATTCAGGAGTAATAGATGTTCTTGAGACTAAGGTGAATAAAAATAAATTAGTATCATGGGTTATGAAAGGATCTTCTTTAGCCCAACTAGGATTTAATTATCTTACTAATCTTGCTAATGTTGTTACTGGTGTAGCCATGCAAAACATAGAAGCTGCATCAAGACAATACTTTAATGCTAAAGAACTCATTAAAGCTGATAGTATTTATGCTAAACTCATAGGTGGAAATATAGCAGAATTTAACAGTAGAAATAAAACTAATAGACTATCTTTATTCAAGGAGTTATTTGATGTTAGAAATGACTTTGATAATATAACTCATAATAGTATGAGAAAAAGTGTGTTAGCTAGAATATTCAGTACTGATATAGCATACATAGGACAAAGTGCTGGGGATCATTGGCTATATATGAGAACTGCTATTGCAATGGCACTAAGGGAAAAGGTTAATGTTCCTAATAAAGGAACAATGTCCTTATGGGAAGCTCTTCAAATAGTTGATTTATTTGAAGGTAATAGTAAAATAAAAGAAATGAGATTGCCTGAAGGCACTACTGATAGTAAAGGTAATCCATTTGATATTGGAGCCTTTAGCAGAAAAATAGCCCATGTAAATCAATCACTATTTGGTATCTATAACACTGATGATAGAAATGCTGCACAGAGAGTAATATTAGGTAGACTTTTATTACAGTATAGGAACTGGATGAAACCTCAGTTTAATAGAAGATTTCAAAAGGCACAATTAAACCTTGATACAGGTGATGTTGAAGAGGGCTATTATAGAACTACTGTAAGAATATTAGTAGGATTATTAAGAGGGCAGTATCAACTAGGTAGTGTAATGAGTGAATTAACAGATAATGAGAAATATAATATTAGAAGAGCAATTACAGAAATGGCCCAATTATGTGCTGTTGTTCTCTTAGTAGAATTTATAAAATGGCCTGATGATAAGAACAGACCCTGGGCATTAAAATTAGCAGAGTATTCAGCTAGAAGATTGGAACATGAACTTGGAACCTTAACACCCTCACCTATATTATTACAGGAAATGCTAAAGACTGTAAAATCACCAGCAGCTTCTATAACCCAAGTTCAAAATTTAACTAATCTATTTACAAGTCTTATGGATCCAAGAGATTGGAATAATGAGATAAAATCAGGTAAATATGAAGGGCTAAGTACATTAGAAAAGAATCTATTAAAATCTGGATTACCCGTAGTATCTCAATATAACCAATTACAAAGATTAATATATGATATAGATAATAGTATAAACTATTATGCTAGGCCTTATTAAAAAATTTTAATAAGTTATTATATAAAAATAGGGAAGCTAATTACAGCTTCCCTATTTTTTTTTTACTAAGACATACATTCAAATAGTATTTCTTTCTCTTCAAGAGTCATATTATTAAATCTGGATATAGGTATATTCCTCTCTTTTAAATATTCTCTCTGTTCCTCTGTAAGATTAGAATATTCAAGTCTGTTCCTATGATATTCCCTAATATCATTAGCTTGCTTTATGCTAGGATCTCTTGTAACAGAGGTAACTCTATATCCTTCCTTCACCTTATCATAATATCCCTTTATAATATAACCTTGCTCTAATAAAGAATCCTTTAGTTTTCCCCAGGAATTATTCTTACCAAATCTAGTTTTATTCACCATTGGATTATTAACAATATTTTCTACATCACTCTGTATATCTTCCTTAGTTAATTCCTTATATCTAATATCAGGATTATTAGAATCAAATGTACCTATATTATCTGTAGCTGATTTAACTTGATTAGGGTTTTTTACATAATATTGAGTTTCATATCCAAATTTATCAATAGTATCTAATATAGCACCATCTGAATTAACATTTTTAAGGGCATTATTTTCTAAAGTTCTAAGTTCATTTATATTCTTAACTTGTTTTATAGAAGTATTTATAGGATTCCTTAAATTAAGGAATAAATGATATATATTTTCACCATAACCTCTACCTTTTCTATTTATAGGAGAAGCCCATATACCAGTTACTTCATGTACATTATATCTTTTTTTAGAAGTATCAAAAACATTAAATACATTAGGACTTTCATGATAAACAACTAAAGGTTCACCATTTTCATCAATTACCTTAGATGCTTCTTTGGGGTTATTTTCCCAATCACCAAACCAGTCTTTAAAAGCTTTAGTTCTTACTTGTACATATTGTTCTTCAGTAAGATTAGAAGGTTTACCATTAGGAGCTAGGAGCCTTCCTTGAGTGTCTCTTTTAGCATTTCTTAAAATGTTATTTCTTTCCTCCTCACTTATAGCATTATAATTACCTCTAGATATATTATAATAGAGATTATCTAAGTAATGACTCTTTCCAAATATCTTACTAATAATATTCTTTAATCTTTTCCATATATTCTTTAGTCTACCAATAAAGGTTTCTTCATTTTGCATATACTCCCTGAAATCTTCTGCCATTCTTTCTTCAAGAGATATAGCATCTAAGTCCCCCCATTGCTGTCTAGCATCAGAATAAGCTAGATTAATCTCATTATTATCTAATAATGTATTAAATACATAGTGAAAAGCTTCATGATAAGCAGTACCTTTTGCAGCATTATTGTATAGAGTAATAATACCATTCTTAAATTGTCCCCATGCATAGCCAGTAGGGGTTTTTATAATAGAATTTACAATTACTATAGCATCCTCTTTAGTTAATTGTGGTATTATAGATCTTATCTTTCTTATTTCCTTATCTACAGTGTTAGATTTAGGCTCAATAGTTTCATCTTTTACTCTATTTAATGCAGAACTTAAAGTTTCATTAACTAGGTTATTAACTTCCTCCTTAGTCATATTAGGCTTGATAAGGGCATCTAATTTAGATAACTTAGCTCTAAGAATAGCTTCTTTTGTATTAGCAATATCTGATAATGTACTATCTTCTAACTTACTAAGTATAGCCTTTCTTTGGGGAGTTCTGAATAGCTTAGTTTCCTTTATTCTCTGGAGTGCTTCTTCCCTAGATAATACATTAGAAAGATTTTTACTATTAGTCTTTCCTTCAAGACTAGTTAAAGCAGCATCTAAGTCATCCATAGCAGAATTTCCACTTTCAGTTATAGCTTGACTAAAGAATACATTTGGGTTTATAAAATCAAGTATTATATTTTTTTCATGAACCAAACTAGTAACTAACCTTGGATTCTCTTTACTGTAAGTAAGTGTAAAAGGAATTAATGCTGTCTTAGCTACATTCTTTCCATATTCATCTTTAACTAAAGTTGCATAAGATGATGTCTGATAAGAGTAATAAGATTTAGTAGACATCTGCTGTCCCCACTGTGGATGTACCTCAGTAAATGATGGAGAGTAAAAACTATATGCACTGGTCTTAATATCATAGATTAGATAATTACCCTTATTATCTACTATTAATAAATCAACTTCACCAGCTATCCTTCTACCATCTGGATATTTATGATGTATTACAAGATTATTAGCAAATATAGTATAATTATTATCTTTAATCCATTTATTAAGAGTATCTAGATAGTTTATAAGAGACTTATATGCATCTTCTGATAAGTATTCAGGTTTTTCAGTCTTACTATTATTAAAATAATCTCTTACTATTTTATCAATAGCAGATCCAATAACTAATGCTCTGTCTCCATACTTTGAAGTACCACTAAAGTTAGAAGGTAATAATCTATGTATTCTTTCATACTTATGATATTTCCCATCATCTTCTTTAATATAATAGAAATCTGAATCTGTCTTGGTTCTATCTACTTTAGATTGATTAGGAATTATTACTTTCTCTACAAAGTTAATAGCACTCTTTCTGCTTCTACTATCTACAGCATCCTTTAAGATATTATCTGAATCTTTTATAGTTTTTGCTTTCTCCTGCTTACCCTTTATTACTGGATTCAAAGTAAAGAAGTCATTAACAGTATGAAGTTCCCCTACCTCAATATTTGCTTTAGCCAGTTCACCTATCATATTATTATAGGATAGCCCATCATAAGTAGAATTTATATATTTTCTGGATACTTGGAAAGGAATTCCTACTGATTCCAAACTCTCTACTATATTACTTGTATTTAAAGGCCCAGTATAAACAGAATCCCAAGAAGTGTCTGTATTTAGTCTTTTTATTCTTATCTTTACAGTAGGATTCTCATTATCAGATACTTGTTCTATATAAATATCACTTATTGATAATAGCTCTTTAAGTTTATCTTTCCACTTAAGTAAATTATCTGGATTATCAAGAATACTATTATCCTGTAACTCAGATATTAGACTATTTACTTTCTTATGTAAGTCACTATCTCTAGTTTCCTTACTAAATAAAGGCATTATTATGGGAACAGGATAATATTTCCTTCTGTCATCTGAGGTTTCTATTATTAGGAATGGCTGTCCTGCTTTAGCAGAGTTAGGAAGAATAATAGATAGTTCTTCTTTAGTTAGACCTTGTGATTTTCTTCTTCCATGCTCCATAATCATTACTGGGTTAGGAGAAGATGTAAGTGCCAAACTTAACTTAAATTCTCTATCACCAGCTATAGTATTTAATGAATTAAAGACTTTATTTCCTTCTTTTGTGGGAGTAAACTTTGGCCTTCCTATATAAATTTTACTAATAGTACTTTCTACATTAGGGATTATTATTAGATCATCCATATTATCATTTGAATGCTCTTTAGCAAAATTTATTGCTTTATTGTATAAATCTCCTAATCCATCAAAAGTGTTAAATATATTAGTATCATAAGGGTTTGATAAGTCACCTATTATGTTATTATTATCATCAATAATTAATAATACAGGGACTTCTTCTTTTATAGCACCAACTATACTATTATTAAGCTGCTTGGAGAAAGCAAATCTAACCATTTGCCCTCTTTTTATTTCATTATTCTTTATTCTATTGAATACCCCTTTCTTTTCAAGAAACTCATATATAGCTTTATATAATGCTTTATTTTTTGGATCCTTAACAGTTACATAATATGGGTCATTATTGTCTTGATTTCTATGTATTGGTAATTCAGAAGTATTAGATTTCCAGTATCCTTTTAATTCACTTGGATTATCTACAGAAGAACTGGTTCCTGTATCTAATATAGATGCATTACTTATATTAGGAGTAAGAGGTTCTTCCTCTTCTTTCTTACTGTTTTTACTATTATTCTTATTTACTACACTAGCAGATTCTGTAGGATCTGCACTCTTAATATCTCCAAATTCTCTAAGAACTATATTATTTGGGTCATTTGGACTTGGCAAGGATTCAAGTTCTCCATTCTCCTTATTAATATCATCTTTTATCTGTTGGAGAATTCCTTTAATCTCGTCATTTCTCTTAGTCTTTGACTCTAGTATTGCCTCTTCTATATCTTCTGGGCTATATCCATTATCTTGTAGATCTTTAGCCATATCTTCTTCTTCTTTAGTAGTAGCTAAAAAAGAAGGGTCATTAAATATTTCAGTTTCAAGATCTAGTAATTCTTCTGGAGTATCAGATACTTTTGAAGCTTCATCTAGTATTGATATAATTTCATCATATTGATCAGAATCTTTAGATAATACCTTGGCTTTATTTTTAGCTTTTTCTTTAGTATTAACTATATCCTTAGCATTTTTTATCTTTGCTCTCCTAGAAGTACTGTTAATTTCCTCCTCTGTTGCATCACTTTTATTACCATTAAGAATATCCAAATCAGACTGATCAAAGTCTAAATCCATATCACTAAAATCTAGATCACCTTTCTCTATAGATTCTACTACTTCAGGAGTAGACATATTATCAATTTGATTATTCTTAGCCTCTATTTCACTCTGAGTATCTATTTTTTCATGATCTTCAATCTGCTTATTTGGGTTCCTTAAATACTCTCTTAGGGTATCACTGTATGTTTTATATGCATTTCCTAGTCTTTTAATATCATTTAATTTTGATTTTATCTCTTCCTTACTATCCTCGGTTATTACATTGCCAGAGATACTTGGATCAATAGAGTCTATCTCATTTATTAAATCATCTACAAATTCAGGTTTAGTTCTAAGTACAGAGGCTAGATCTTCATCTGATAAACTTATTGCTCCATCTAAGATACTTAGATTATGTTGTATATTTAATACATTTTTATTTAGCCTATCATACAGTTCTGTTCTTTCTTTATTACTAGCACCTTCTCTATTTCTTAGTTCCGTGTTATATCTTAATGCTGTATTCAGATACCCAGATATTTTTCTTATATAATCTCTAATATCCTTAGACATCTCAACAGATCTATCAGACCAATTATCTAATTGAGATCTCATCCATGTTAACTCCTCAAGCTGTTCATCAGATAATCTTTGCCCTGTTCTAATATCAAGTGCATCTTTTATATCTTGATATTTTTCAATAGTATTAAATATATCATCTTTGTTTTGAGTAAGTTTGTCAATCATCTTTTGCTTACTTTCTTCACTTCCAAAGTTAGCTGAGATTGTACCATCTGCATTCTTTATAGCATACTGTGAGAATGGACCAACTAAATTTCCATTATCTAGTATAGAAGTTGTATTTTCTACTATTGATTTCAGATTTTCATCTGAAGTGTCAAAGGCTGATGAAACTAAAGTTTTAAAGTCTTCTATCCTATCTGCATTATCAAACATGGCAATATCAGAAACCAGTTGGGAATGTTCTGCATTCTTAAAATCAAATTCATCCCCATTTTCAGCTGCACTATTCATATCATTTTGATACTTATTATGCCTTATAAGACCCTGATAGTAAGCCTTAAACTCAGGGGAGTTTACTCTGCTATTTAAATAGTCAGCAATATCTTGTTCTCTTCTTCTTTTTTCTCTATAATCTCTCCACTCATTTATAGCACCTCCTCCTATAGTTATGGGAGATTGTAGCTTACCCTCTGAGCTTCTTATACTTCTAAACATGGGTATACCTAATGCACCAGTAACTGCACCTAAAGCAAACTCTTCCCAAGAAGAACTATCACCAAAAGTTTCTTTCATTCCTTCAGTAAAAGCTTTAGAGAAACTTAGAGTTTCTTGTGCAGCATTAGGATCCTCCTTTGCTTTATAGAAATTATGAACATCAGTAGAGTAATAATTACCTGATATTGCACTAGCTGCCTTTTGTAATATTTCCTCAGTACCCTCAGACAATGCACCTCTTGTTATAGCTAATGTTGAGCCTAACTTTGTAGTACCAGCAGTGTATTCCCCTGCTCTACCTACTATATTATTAGCTTTTCTAGCAGTCTTAAATCCATTGGCATATAACTTACCAAATTGTATAATATTAGACATAAGTAAAATAGGAAGATTCATAGCTAAATCCATATTACCCATTTTCTTCCTATCCTCATCTAATTTATTTAAGGAACTTTGATAGTTATCATTTTCTGCTTGTACTAATTTATCATATATTTCAGTTCCAAAGTAAGTATCTTTTATTCCTTGTAGTCTTTCAAGATGGCTATCATCAAGTTCCATTTTATGTAACTCATACCAGTCCTTGGTATTATTAAGAGCCTCTATTCTACCTTCATTAACTGCTGATAGTGTAGCACCTATAGTAGAAGTTATTGATGCTGGCAACTCAGAGGCACTTTTAACTAAATTCATACTCTCAGCTAAATTAGCTACTTTATTAAATGCCTGTGCTCCTCTTTTAGTATTCTGTAAGAGATTTAAGCCAGTACCTAAAATGGCTGAACCTAATTTACCACTATAAAAAGCACCTACTGTAAAACCAAGGTTCTTTATAAGTTTATCTCCTAGAGTATTTGCACTAAATAGGTTACTAGGTGTATACCAAGGTTGTTCTTGCTCTTCTGTTGAATAATAGTTAGGTAGTGCTTCCTCAGACCATTCATTAACAGATTGCATAGCCTTTGAGAAATCATTATCCCATAAGCCTGAAAATCTCTTCTCTCTAATGGCATTATTTGCTCCAAATATTAATCCTAATGTACCATCAAGGAATGTAGTACCTGCAAGTATAGCACCTTTAGCTAAGCCAGCCCCAATCTTTGCATACCAGGGCTGACTATATGCTCTTTGATTTTGTATATCATCAGGAGTAGGATTATATAGTATTCCACTATCATAGGCAGAATCTCCATAATTACTTAATCCACTCTCTGGTGATACATTTTCAGGATTATATAATATAGGATTACTAAGTTCTTCATAGCCTATATGACCATGAGCAGTATCATAATTTCTATATATAGCTCTTGCTGCTTCATCTTGTAATGCTTTCCTCTCTATATCAGATATGCCAAGACTTAGAGGATTATCTTTACTTGTATAAAGGTCAGGATTTCTAACTCCTCTCAGTGCCTTAGGCCCAGTCTCTGTTATATCTTTAACTTTAGCTGCCATTATTTATTAAGGTATTTTAGTTTCACTGTCAAAATTAACATCATATACAGGTGCTTTTCCACTCCACCCTAAGGTATTAAATGCAGTTCTTAAGAAGTTAGCACCACTATTATCTATAATATCTTCATTATCATTTCCTTCCTTAGAACTATAATATGCATCTTCACCATATTGATCAATCCATCTATTTTTTCTTTCAATGGCAGCATTTAAAGCTGGTACATCTATATTATAAGTAGAGTTACTTAAACTTCCTAATTTACTTCTAGGTATTAAATATGTCTTACCATTAAATTTCATAAATATACCATCAGTATTTACATTAGGAGTGGCAAAAAAATTAGGAGTACCTTTTAAATTCCCCTTATCATCTAAGAATGTACTAACTTCTACTATTTTTCCAGTATCTTTTACTTTTCCTGTTTTATCAAAGCTTTCTACCTCCTTTATCACAGTTTCATTTTCATTCTCAGTTAATTTTGGAAGTAGTCTAGTAAGTATCTTACCCTCATCTTCAAATTTAACCTGCAATGCACTCATAACATAAGGACTAGAATCACTGTTTATATTAGAAGCACTATGTGAGAAATTTCTTATAGTAGGTACTTTTCCTCTTGAAGATAATGAGCCAAGATTATATCCCAAAGCTGCTGCATTTTGAGTAATATCTCTTTCATAAAATAATCCAAGCCTTCTTCTATCTTCTTGAGTTTTACCCTGCTGTATGAATTGAGATTTAGTCAGTAACCTACCATCTTTAGACCAAATCTGGAACTTATTACCTCCATTTTTATTTTTGGCACTCACAGCATATCCACTATCTATTATAGCTACACTACGATACATAGCTGCTTTACCATTTTTAGGATTAATACCAAAGAAATTTAAAGCTTTATTAACTTTCTTGGATCCCTTAGTTCCTTCCATATTGGGACTTACTAAATTAATTGTATCTATAGGAAGGCTTCCCCTAGTCCTCCTATCTGCAAAATTAGCTTCTTCTTTAGCTCTGGCTGCTGCTCTTCTTTCAGCTCTTATTTGCATAGCCTCTTGTGCTTTCATTAAGGCTGCTTTATCCTCATATACTCCAACATTAGTTTGGCCAACTGCATTATACAGTGCAGGAGCTATTCTATTAAAGAAATCTAATCTGGCATTTTTATCTTTCCAGTTATTAACACCTGATGTATTCATTTCATTAGCTAAGATGCTTGTAAGAACATTATTCCCTCTTACATTTCCATCTCCTTGTAATGCTCCTTGTACCTCATTTATTGCTTGGTATATTTCATTATCTCTATATCCATGATCTTGTAGCCATGTTCTAATAAAACCATCAAGAGGTTTACCTCTACCATAATCTCTTAATTTCTTTTGTAGTGCAGCAGCAGCAGTAGCTACTCTTTGAAAACTTTCTCTACTATTGGCAGAATTATATTTTATTGCTGAATTATCTAAATATCTATCTAAAGATGATGTTGCAGCATTACCTTCATATACTATACCATTTGCTCTACCAGCAGTTTGTTCTTTTATTTCTTCTGCTCTAGCTTTGTAAGCATTTTCCAGAGGAGTAATTTCCTTACTATATCTGGATGCCATGTTAAGCATATTTCTTCTACTTGAAGTATTAAGACCTTCTTTTGACAGTCTTTCAGCTTCTTTTTCAAGATCATTTGCATAGGTCTTATACATTTGGTATGCCCTAGAATCAGTCTGCTCATTAGCTAATTTATCCCATATATTAGCTTTTGTTTCAAGCTCTGCATATTGATTCTCTATGTCTCTGTAGTTTTGGCCATATAATTGATAGGGTTGTATATACCTTTCAAAAGAGAAAGGTTGAAATTTACTATTTACAACTAAGCTAAAATTTCCCCAACTCATATATTTATCTCCTCTTCTTTAAATCTCCAAACATAATTTCCTGCTGTTTTACTCCATCCATATAAGCAATTTCTAATAGCGCTTTTATTTATACCTGTAGATAATGAAGCTTTGGAAATAGAATTATACATAGCTATAAATTTTCCTTCCTTAGAATACTGCAACACAGTCCTATAAAACTGTGCTCTAGCATTATTAGGAACAGTTATATGTAATGGATAAGTGTTTTCTGATTTATATCTCCAAATATATCCATAAGCACTTTTTATCTTTCCTTTACAACAGGCAATAATATTAGTTATAGTATAGCTAGTATCAGTTATTCCTTTGTACTCTTTTAGGAAATTACCATACTTGTCATATTGTAAGATGGATTTTTTCCTCTTCATGGCTCCCCTCATAATCATTTCATAGTCTCTATGTTTTCCTTTATTTTTTAGAGCCATTTTTTCATATATAGAATGATTTCTATTTAATAATGCTTTTCTTATCTTTTCTTTTGCTTCTGGAGTATGATGTCTGCCCAGCATTGCTACTCTCATTTTATCTAATCTTTCTTTAGATATTGTTTTGCCTTTATTGGAATTACTAATTTTTCTCTTAGTTTTCTCAGAATGTTTATAGAAACTAATACCATCTCCTCCAATAGTAGCATTATAGCCATTTTTAAAGGTATTATAAACACCTATATAGTAAATTTCTAATTCAGCTAGCTGTTTATTTAGTTTTTCAGTTGTATTATATTTTTCTATATCTATAATAGAAAAATCAAAATTATCTATTCCATATTTAACAAAGGCTTTACTTAGTATAGCAGTTCCTCCATGTCCATATTTATGCTCTTTCCATCTTCTAATTATATTATTAGTTTTTCCTATATATGATTTACCATTTATCTTATTAGTTATTTTGTAAATATATCCTATATACATATTAATATGTGAGACCTCCTCTTCTCTTTTTTATTCTTCCTCCTTTGGAATACTTACTACCAAGTATAGCTTCCCTATATTTATTCCATCTATCATCACTCCACCCTTGTGGTTTCTGACTTAGAGTTCCAAATATACCTGCATTTATGAGCATATCTCTATCAGCTCTATTATAGGCATCAATTCCAATATTACCAAGTGAATCAAATAGATTAGTAAGATTGGCATTCATACTTGCATCTCTTCTACCATCAATAGCATCTCTCATTGCCATAGCCTGTGCAATACCATTGAGTCTAATTGATTTAGATTTTTGTGCTAATTCCTGATTTGCCATATCTGCTTTTAGTTTCATTTCAGAATTAGACATATTAGTCTGTCTATTAAATTGACCTACAGATTGTCTTTGTGCCAAATTATATTCCTCAGCCTGTCTAGCAAGGTCTCCCAGTTTACTTTGTGCATTATAATCAGCAGCTAATAATCCTGCCATTGCAGTGGCTCTATTACCAGCACTCTGATTAACTATAGATCTTCTAGTTGCCCCAGACTGTGCATTTAATTTATTTATGTAGAAGTTTCTATCAAAAGGTCTATATGTTAAGTAATCACCAATAGGTTTATAATCTATAGGAGTATAATTTCCTGATTCCATAGCTGCATCTAATAATGCATTAGAACTACTATAGTCAGGTTTACTAAATATATTTTGTCCTACTCCTATTGCAGCTCCTACTACTGGTGCATATCTAAGCATAGATAACTTAGAATCTCTAGTAGGTAAGATTATATTATTTTCATTCCTTGCTGATCTGGCTGTAATACTATTACCAGTACCTTTAGGAGCTTCCCCTAGTCTAATTCTTGCTACATCAAGTAATTCATTATCATCAGGAGAAATAGTATAATTAGGTACAGTACCACCATTCAATTCATAAGGATTCTTACCATAATTGTTTAAGAATTGCTCATAAGGCCCAACACCATCAAATAGTAAACCTAATTTACCTCCATGTGCATATTGTTTTACCTTTCTATTTTCTCTACTCTGTCTCATATATTCCTGAGCCTGCTGAAGTTTAAACATAGAATCATTTAAACCATTTTGACTAATTGGATCATTAGGTCTTTCATCTGATTCCTTAGACATCTTTTTAGCTGCCTCTGCAAAAGTAAGTTCTTTATTTCCTAATTTATATTTATTTCTAATATCCTTAGGTACTTTTAATCTGTTACTAAATACATAATCATTAAATACAACTTCTCCTTCTTCTACTAAATTAGGAATTCCCTGAGTATCTATACCCATTTGTACTCCTTCATTTGGATTAGTAGAATGTAATCCTCCTGAGTTTATTTGGATAACTCCATTAGAAAAATCTCCTCCATGTGTATTATTCCATCCTCCGAAAGCCCTCTTATTATTAGGTATTTTAGTTATTTTAATTTTCATATCTAAACTTCTATTTATATCCTACATAAGAATCTCTGTTTCCAGTACAAACACTAGTTATGCCACCCTTATTAACTCTATTAATATATTTATAGGCATCATTTAATGAGCTAAAGGTCCTTATATATTCCCCATTTAAAGAAAGCATATCTACCTTTGGGGTTTGATTATTTGCATACTTATAATAATATTCTGGATATTCTAAGATTCCATACTTATTTAATCTAGTTCTTAGAGTTTCAATAGGGACATCTAACTCAACTGCTAGCTCATGTACACTTCTATATGTTCTGACTATAGAGGCAGTAGCTGCATTAAATTTATGTATTATTTTCCCTCTATTTTTCCATGCTGGAATAGGTAATATCTCTTTTCTCCTACTATTACTTCTTGTACTGTTGGTAGTATTAGTAGGTATTAAGCATCCTCTAAGGGACACATTATAACCAAATCTTCTGTCATAAGATTTATACTTTCTTATAAGCTCCTCTTCTTTATCTAAAGCTTTTTCCCCTGATAACTCCATATATAAGATTTCATGTTTGAAGTTTATCCATCCATATTTTATAATTGCATTAAAAAATACAGTTTGATTCCTATACCCTCTTCCATTATTAAGCCATCTATATTTAGGGTCAAACTTAGTAATTCCTATATAAACTTTGTTAGAAGGAGAAGTATGCTTGTAAACTATATAATTATTACACATACTCAAACTCATAACCTAATTCTTTTAATAGTTTTACTTCCTCTTCAGTAACGTCATAATTTTCTCCTTCTTTATAGTTATTATTGAACCTTCTAGAAGAAGATTTTTTATTAGTCAAAGACCCTCCTTTATCAAATATCTTTATATTATCATAAGGATTCATTATATAAGACTCTTTTGGAGTTACTATTAAAGGTCCTCCATCAGCATGTTTCCACTTTCTTGCATTAAGTGCAAATACAGCCATCTTCTTTTGTGCAGGAGTTCCATGTTCTTTAAACCAAGAAGCAGATTTACCAGTTCTTTCCTTTAATGCAGTAAACTTTCCTCTATTCTCTTTCTTTATATGAATCCCCCCACCATCATCAAATCTATTACCAAAAGGTGACATAATACCTGAATATCTCATATTAATAGGACCACCAAATGATTTATAATTAGCCAAAGCTTCTTGTAAGGTTTGATTGTCTATATTATCAGCAGCTAAATTATAATTAGCTAAATATTGTGCATTTGCTACATTTCTTTCTGTATTAAGTTTATCTGTTAAATTTTTAGCTTTATTACTAAACCATCCATCTTTACCTACTTCTGATTCACTAATGCTACCTAGGGTAGTGAGATTTTGGTTAAGTAAATCACTTGTACCTGTACTATCAAATGATGTGTTTCCATGTGACAAATTAGCAGTTTTTATATTATTAACAGCTTCATCATTTATAGAACTTCCAAAGGCTCTATTTACTAATCCACCAATAATATTTAATCCTGCCCCTACTACAGGACTAAAAGTACCTGCAATTTTACCAGCACCACTAATAAAATTACCTGCACCTGAAGATAAACCTCCTGATATTCCAGATCCAATAGCAGATCCTAATGCTCCCATAGAATTACTTATAGTACCTGCTAATCCATCATTAGCACCAGAAATTAATCCAGTAATAGTTTTATTGAAAAGATTTGGTGATTTATTAAATTCAGATAGCTGGTCTGCACTTATTTTCATATCATTTCTCATGGCATCAAGACCTACTCCTGAATTACCTCTGTATAATATACTACCTGTTGGCTGTAAACCATCAAAGTAATTAGCTATTCTTTTTCTCTTTTTCTTAATCATGACTCAATAAATTATTTACAAAAGTAATAAATATTTTTTATATAACCTACATAATAAAAGAAAAAATAGTGATAAGTAAAATATTTATTTACCTATCACTATAATAGATTATATATAATAGACAGAATCTATATTATATATTTTTACACTTGAAGTTAGATTACCCTTTAGATTAAATTTAGCCCATGTGTTTCTTATTCTATCCCTATTAACTTTATCTCCTACTTTTCCTAAGATATTTCTACCAACACTCCATCTCCAAATTCTGAATTTCTTTTTTAATTTACTTGTGTCTGATATAGATTGTTGGTATTCATTTTCTGCTTCAAGACTATAGAAAGGATAATATGATGCTACCTTATTCTTTCCAAAATTATCAAATGTAGGAGTATCACTTGAGATAAACTCTATAGAATCAAATATTTTATCTTGATTTAAATCAGAATTATTTATGAAAGAAATCTCATAATCATAAGGATTATTAAAGATAGTATTATAATCACCCCCATGTAATTTCCATATAGATGAATCCATAACCTGGAAAGTATCTCCTGAATAATTATAAAGAAATCTTATATTAGGATATGAATAAAAAGAAGTAAATTCCATTAGGTTCTCATTAAAAGCTAAGCATTCCTCATTAGTAATTAATAATACTTCCCTATTAACTTTATCATATAAAGTTCTTATAGTATTGGAATCAAAATCCCAAGTAAGAGTACTATCTTTCTGCTTAAACCATGAATGTAATCCTTTTGATAAAGATACATTATTTATACTATTGTTTAATATAAATAGATCTGAGGTATCGGTATCTATAAAATATATTCCTAATCCAGACTCTGCTATAGACCATTTATTACTACATCCATATTTATCAGATAGATATATTTTCCCTTCTACTTTTCCACTATTTGAAATCTCAATGGGAACACCATCACTAGAATTTATCTGCACTCTTGGATTAAATAGAACTCTACTTATTCCTCTAGGCTGAAATGAATATATTTCATTATTAAATCTATTAAGAGAAACAATTTCTCCTTTATCTCCATCTAAATCTAGAGTACTTACTAATGTAAAACTAGTCCAAGTATCTATATCTTCCCCCAAAGTTTTAGTTTTACTCCATGTAATAAGTGATGGATAACTACTAGAAGATATTTTTGCATAATCTATATACTTAGAAGTATACAGTATAGAGTTTATCTGAGAATAAACTGGATTATATAAGTTGAAATTAGTTGGACTAATAGCTGTATTATCTTGTAATCCTCTGTTCCTATCATACCTACCATCTATATTTATTCTAGTCTCACAGCAAAATGATACTATATCACATACTTGATTAATATCTTCAAAAGTATATGGATAAGTTTTGAGATTATCATACCTCATATAATAAGTATCACCCCTATCTCCTATAAGATCTACTGTATCTGCCTTACTATTAAAATATACTGTATCACCACATATATTCCAAGTATTTGACATTAGAGCATTAGTAGATGTACCACCAAATTTATTAATAATTTCTCTATAGAATTCTCCTATAATATAGTAATATTTAAATGTACAATTCTCATCTGGATCTGATAATAATATTGGTTGTTTAAATCCTTTAAACTCATCATTTTCATCCTGCCAAATTAAATTGTATGAATCTTTATTATTACCCCAAGATTCACTTTCAACTAGATTTCCAGAATCCGCTGTATTACTATAGAATTTAGGTAATAATAGGAACTCATTATTATCATTCTTATCTAGTGCAAATACTATATGCTTTGTACTCTTATATTTTATACCAATTCCTTCTGCTGAGACTTTATTTTCATTATGTATACTAAACTGATTAGTACTATTAGTTAGATTAAAATAGTAACCACCTGAATCTCTACTATCAGTTGAGAAGAAGTGAGTATCATTTTTAGTTAAACTTACTGCAGATACTATAGAACCATTATATTCAATACCTTCATATTTACTTGATGGATACCATCCAGCAACATGCTTAGGGAAAGGTTCTTCTGGTGTTATTATGGTATCTATATTCCCATAGTAGTTTAAAGTCTTACCCCATATATTTAATCTAGATACAGCTATATTATCACTACTAAATACTTCTATATTTGATGTATTTAGATCCATAGAGTAAGAGAATCTTGTACTTAAGGCTACTCTTAATGTAGAAAGGCTTTTACTTTTTAGTTCAGACTTTCTATTACTAGCATCTGTTAATTGACCCTGATTATTTAAAGACCCTGACTTATGCCATGGGTATACAGGAAATGCTACAAATATAAATTGGTCTCTTTTAGTTGGTTGTGGAGTAGTTTCATCTTTATTAAAAACCAGATTATCTACCCAATAAGGAAATGATATTAATCCCATATTTCCAAGATTGGTAATTTTATTAATTTCATTATAAACAGCATTATCTTCTGGTTGTGTATAATAAAAACCACTAATATAAGGATTAAATGGATTCTGAGACTCTAATTTCATATATGAAATATTATTTTTAAGAGGAGCATATCCTACCACTCTAAATTTTAAGTCTTCAGTATTTATTAAATTATCATTATAATTGGAGTCTAATTCTGGACTATGAAAAGTTAATATTCTTTTATCTATTCCATAAGAAACTAAATGAGGACCTGCTTCTTCTATTCTAGCAGCTTTAGTATGTTCTTTACTAACTGCAAATAGTGCTTCCCCAGTACTATAGCATACTTCTGCATTATAGTTCTCAGAATTTGGTAATCCACCACTAATAGGAAGAGTGTCTGGATCTGATTCTGGATTTGATTTCCTTTTAACCATTCTGTACTCCATAGGAACCCCCTTAAAGTTTCTTCTGTACTTAATCATATTATTATGTGAGGAATATGTATCAAAAGAAGTCTGGGTTCCATAGTACTCTGGTCTTGCAAACCAATCTGACTGTACATAAGGTTTATTCTCTAGTCTGTCTCCAAGATTATATAGTGTTGGTAAAACTATTCCTTGACATACTATTTCTCTTTCATTATCCTTAGGATAAACACAAACTAATCTAGCTGCTATATATTCTGACCCTGGGATAGATATATGAGCTTTGATAATGGGTTTTTTATTTATAGTACTATTTACTTTATTTGGTATTACCCTCTTATCATTTTTATAATCCTTTAGCCAAATAACTTCAGACCATACCCCAGTATTATGTAAGAATATAACACCTACCCTATAAGTTTCACCATACTGGAAAAAAGAAAAATAACTATTACTGTTATCTAAATTAAAGTTATAATCATAAGGTGTATTAGCAGATTCAGGATAATCTTCCTCAACATCTTTATAGTCAAAATATACAGAACTGTTATTTCTCACATAATCTACTTCTTTCTCAGTAAAAGATTTTCTTTTTAAAGTAATATTACCTAAGAAGAGAGTATTATCCTTATAAGTTATAGACTTTGGTATTATTGGCTCACCACCTAAATATAATAACTCAGTAGGATCTATTGTATTACCTGTGGTACCATTGTCAATAACTATTACTGTATTATTTAGTATTTTATATATATCAAGTTTAGTATTATCATATCTCCATATATTATCAGTTCCCTTACTTGCTATACCAATAGTCATTTTACTATTAGTAGTAAGAGTACTATCTAAAGATTGCAGCATTACACTCTTATCCTTAGGAATAACTATCTTATATTCTGTATCATTTGATAAATATTTTATAATAGTTTCTTTTCTATTATCTTCAGTTACATAAGAACTATTATCTATAACATAAGAGTATATTCCACCATCTGAAGATACTAGTTTAAATCTATCACTATTCTCAATAAAAGCAGATGATACTAATTGGTTTTCTGCCTTTATATCATATGTTATAGATTCTAGTGTAGTTTCTACAGTGAATTCTCCTTCTATCTGTAAATCAGCCTTCTTATCTACAGCTGAATAGTCTCCAACTATTTCAACTAAAGGTGTGGCATCTATTGATGTATATGATATTCTATATACTCTAAAGTACTCAAACTTATTACTTGGATTAGTTATAAACAGTTTGAATGCATTTACTGAGGTAGTCTCAGCATCCAGTCCTCTGTTTTCTGAAGAAGTGACATACAACATTGGAGATTGGTATATTATACCAGTTTGTTTTCCATAGAGATCAAAATAAGATATAGCATATTGTATGGTGCCAGCAGATAGACCACTTCCTCCAGTTTTTAATTTCTCTATAGTTACTTCTGTATTAGAGTCTATGGTAGAAACAAAATCAAATCCATCATAAACAGTAGATACATCATTCTGAATGCTATTTTTACTACTGACTATATTAATAACTCTTGGCTGATTTATTCCATCTATCCAATATACTTTTTGTATATTCTCAGTTTCATATATTCCAATACTCTCTATAGGAGAGCTTAAATTTAAGTTTCCTCTAAATAGTAGAGTAGCAGTAGTTGCTTTTATTCTGTATATACTATCATAGGATTTATCCTCAATAGTCTCTTTAAGAAAGATAACTATATATTCATTTAATTCTTGAATACCATATATACTATTAATATTTCCTGTAATACCAGTAATATTTAATTTAGCATTACCTTTTTCATTCTGTAAACATAATCTTGATAGGGACTTATCACTTATTAATCTTATATTCTTAAGTTTATAGGCATACCCATTTGGGTATGAATTAACTGCAGAATCCATATTAATTCCCTTAATTACTACATGATGTATCTTTTTTTGCATACTATTAATGTAATTTTAAGTATTCTTTAGCTCCTAAAGACCTGAATCCCTTACTGTGTTCATTATTCTTAACTACTAACTGGTTTAACATGTTAGTGATAGATTCCATCTGATCTAATGAAGGTCTGATTAAATCACTTTGTGCCTGACCTACATACCATGCATATTCCTGTTGTATATTCTGTAAAACAGCCCCAGATATTTTTCCCATATCAAATAACCCGGTAAACCACTGCTTCTTTATAAAAAGTTCTAGGGCCATAATAAAACTACTGTTATCAGGAATAAGAGGATACCCTTCCTTATCTACTTTAATAGCTTTATATGATATTTCTATAAGACCCTTCTTTATTGAAGTAAATATTATATTATTTTGAAGTTTGTATGTCAAGTCTCTTCTGTCTATATTATCTTCTTTTCTTGAAGGACTTAAGTGAAAACTACTATCAGCATATCTAAAAACAGCTTTATTTTTTTCATTATGCCCATAGTATCTAACTTGAATCATATTATAAAAATCACAAGGTAAACATCCTCTATATTCATCTATATCTATTAATGCAGTTTTCTCTTCAAATATAGTAGGCATACCAATAATTCTTATAAAATGAATAGTATAATTTACTATTCTTTCCAGAGATAAATCCTGTAATAAAGGATGGTCTAAAAGGTCATCAATAATTTGTCTTATACTTATATAATTAATCATAGTTATTTCCCTTTAATAAAAAGGCATCTATTTTACCTTCTTTTATGTTAGATTTTAGTACCCTTTTAAGTTCTCTATTAGCATAAAATTGATAATAGGACTTATTATTATAATTGGCTTTATATTTATTATAGAAGATCTTAAAGATTTCTTTTTCCTCCACTTTAATAAGTGTTTTATTCTTAAAGGCTTCTTCATCTTCATACCATAATTTTAAGGTTCTATCCCAATCTATTGGTAAGTTAGTATGTAATTTATTATCTTTTATATTAATATAAGTATTTATTTTTCTTACTTCTAAGGTTCCCATCTTATTGGGAAATTTTATATCATGACCAAGTGATAATAATCCAGCCAGTTTAAGATTGATTAATCTTATTATCTTATAAAATTCATGCTCTGTTAGTGGTCTTCCTATATCAAACCATTTATTCTTCCTTATATATTTATAAGCCTGATAAACACCTACTGAGCCAGTTACTCTATGTACTCTTTTATCCTCTAGTCCTTGTATCTCTTTTTTAAATTCCTCGTAAGTCATATTATGATTCTATCTGTTTCTGTAAATTAGATGATGCCAGGTCACTTAAATCATCCTTTGCATTATTCATATCATCTTGTGGTTTATATATAGATCCTGATAACTCCTTAAGTACTAATTCTACTAAAGGTGATATAAGAGCATCTTCTATAGGGAAGTCCTTATCTAATATATCACAATGTTCAGATTCTTTACATTCTAATTCAGATGCTTCTTCTGCATCACTGAATACTCCAGTAAATTTAACACTTTCTAAGTAATAGAATTGAGGATTCATAGATCTAAGATATAAATAACCTTCAGGATCTCTAGTAGCATATATTATATTTTTGAGCCACTTATTATGACCAACATATCTAAATCTCTCTCTTGATACAAAAGTAATCTCCCCATTAAAGTAGTCTTCTGAGTAAACCCTAGAGTGGCCTATCTTTAATATATCAGGTACTTTATTAGTACTCCTAAGATAAACTCCTTCACAGGGTAACCCTGCTATCCCTTCATGCTCTTCAAGATCTAAACAAATAGTCTGATAGTTATCCAAGGGTACTTCTTTTTTAATATCAGAATATCTCTGTTTAAGAAGGAAAGCTCTATATTTATCTAAAAGAAATATAACATGGTCTTCTGTGAAAGAAGAGTCATCACTTATGAGTTTTAATTCATCTAAGACCATGTACACTAATTGTCTATATGTCTTCATATTGTTATAAATAAAAGTTGGGACAAAGATAATAAAATATTACCTTCATCCCAACAACTTAAACTTATTACTCCGCTATATCTAAGTTTAATTATTAGTTCTCAGCTGAGCATGATTTATTGCCATATTGGGATCCCCACCATCTTTTACCAAATCATTTATATTCCAGAAGAATTCTATTGGATATTTGGCTGAGTATTCCCAAAACTTTTCTTTTAATGAGATTATTTTCCTGCTGTTATGTCTAACATACTCTAAGCAGTTGTTTATTATGGCACAGAATTTTTCATCTTCCTTATGCTCTTTTAGACTTTCTCTTATACTTCTAATAATGTCATTAATAGACGCATTTTTAGTGAATAAATATTTTAAGAAGATAGAGTTTAGATTACTAGATTCTGCACTAGTCTTATATGGCATTTTATTATTCTCATCCCTATATACATGTCCTACTTTAATATCTTTAAGTAGAAGTACTTCTCCTCCTGAGAGCCATGTTTTTATAGACATGAGTGGTTCATCATCCCCAAATTCTGTCAGCCCCTCTAAACCTCCTATAATATTCCACCAAGTTTTACTTGAAGCATAAACAGCCCCTATTACACAGGGAACTTTTATTATGGGGTCCTCAGTTGCAGATTTATAGGTCCAATAAGCATGAAAATTTTTATTTACAGCTGCTCCTGCTGCTTTGCTCTTTTGTTGAAAGCAGCTTACTTCTCCTTCATAACCTCCATATTCAGTTTTGGTAATTACAGCTGAATTTGTACAAATAAGTCTCTTAGGATTCTCAGACAGGAGAGTTATTATAGGAACTTGCCAATATGAAGAACCAAACCTCATATGTGCATCTAAGAGTACAAAAAATTCTGTTTCACATAATTGTACTCCTTTATTTCTAGATCCTGCTACCCCAAGTCTGTGAGGATTTCTATAATACTTACAGTTATATATATTGGCTATTTCCTGATAATCATAACCATCTGTAGAAGCATCATCTATTAGTATAATGTTTATATTAGATGTGAGTCTTATATTAGCTACAGTTCTCTCAACTTCACTCCCCTCATTCATAAAAGGGATAATAGCAGTAAGCTTGGGATTATAGGTTGAGTACATCCTAATAATAGCTTGGGACAGATAAATTGAAGAAGCAAGAGTGTCTGGATCTAATTGTGTCTTATGATAGATTACTGGCTTTGGGTCAGAGTATATTCTATACCCCCTAGTAAGTAGATTATACCATAATTTTAGATCTTCAGCACCATTAAATGATCCCTCATATAATACAGGACACTTCTTTATAGTAGAGGATCTAAACATAACTGTAGGGTGCCAAACTACATTGCTATCTTTGAAACTTTCCAAGATAAGTTCCCCTGATGTACCTCTTGGAGTAGACTCTTCAATGTTATCTGAAAATTCATATACTCCTCCACAGAGGACATCATAGTGGTAGTGCTGCTCCATGAATATATATTGCCTCTCTAATCTATCTGGAAGCATTATATCATCAGCATCCATTCTTGCAATATATTTTCCTGAGCATTTAGTAATACCCATATTAAGGGCCTCAGAAATTCCATTGTGATTTATGGAATATATTTTAATTTTATCCTTTAAGGGTTCATACTTATTTATTATATCAAGACTATTATCAGTAGATCCATCATTTACAATGATTACCTCATAATCTTTAAAGGATTGAGAAGCGATACTATCTAGACACTTCTCTATGTAGTTTTCTACATTAAATATTGGGATTAAAATAGATATAGCGTTCATAATAAAATAATATAATAATGTTAGATATATAATAAAAGAGGTGTCTTTCTGGTAGGAAGATGGGCCTCTTTTATTTTCTTTTTATTTATTTTGTTACTTTATGTCTGGTATAGATACTATTCCATTCTTTCCATTCATAGCAATACCATTTACTGTAAGTTTAGAATCATCATAGTTGGTATCGAATCCTAATTTAATAGTAGGAGGACCTACAGTAGCCCTAGTCAGATATATAGTTACTTCTACTGTGCCCATTTTTTCTTCTTCCAAAGGAAGAGAACTGGTTTCAAGTAGAAGACCAGATACTAAGTTAGCTAGATTTACTGAATTTAGATGTACTGAATTAGAATAACTATTATCACTATTAAAAACTAGAGTGGAAGCTGCTAAACTAATAGTACTTTGAGACCTAGAGCCTGAACCCCCAGTATTTCCCAGAGTAACCTTTACACTACTTCCTGTATAGTTGTATTTGCCATTAGAGGCCGAAGGAATAGAAAGAGATAAAGACTCTAGAGTTACTTTATCTTCAGTTCTATTATAAATATTAGTTTCTACTGGGATATAAGTTGCTAAAGGATCAGCACTATTTAAACTATCAGTAGTAATGGTATCACCATTCCCTCCAATATTAGAGTTAGGAAGTGTGATAGTCATTGTATTAGCTCCCTCCAAAGAAGTATCAAAAGCACCCTTAATTAACTTAAGCTTAATAGTACTGTTTGTATTTACATAAGCAAATTGTAAAGTCTGAGGTCCTTCAACATTAGGAATAACAAGAGGTAATTTATTTCCAGCAGAAATATTATCCCTAAGTACATTATACACAGAATGGTCAGCTGCTGCACCTGAGCCGTAATCTAATCTAAGATCCATAATAATAAATAATATATAAGTTAATAGTTACATTTTAGTTAATAGTAAGTGGTATATCACCACTACCAGTTATTTCTACCCCTCCAATATTCAATTTAGAATCATTGTAGTTAGTCTCTACTGATATAGTAATACTTGGAGGAAGTATAGGAATACAGGGCTTACATATTTCATTATTTGGTAATGAAATCTCACACGTAGACCCTATAATCTGATATAAAACATTTCTAATTAATTCAAAATCTTTCTCCTTCATGTGATATACTATATCTGTATGTAATAACTCATCAATAAAATCTAATATCAAAAGCTTAAATACTACATCATAACTTTTATATCCTGTTTTCTCTAGGACTTTGAAGTAATTGATTATACTTTTATAGAGTTCCTCTTCCATTACATAAACACTTGTTTTCTGTACCTTTATTACTGTAATTAATTAGTCTGTTCCAATATTTTATTGCTAAAAGAAAATGTCTGGTTTTCAAACATAATTGAAAAGCTCTGTATATTAAAATGAAGTCAATAAAATATTTAGGAATAGAGCATGACTTTTCCAGTTCACCTAGATATTTCATAGCTTTTTCATAAACTGAAAAAGAGTCTACAGCCACTCCCAAAGATACTGGTATATCACATCCACAAGGAGTATCAGGTAAGGGGGTACCTTTAGTCACTACATACACAAAGAACATAACTCCTCTCATACTTGGTATAAGTAACTCATTCCTATCTATAATAAGCTGAATATTTTTCACATTTCCTTCTATTGTTTTTTGATAAATAGGAGAGGTACTTATGCCTTCTTTAGAGAAAGTCTTCTGAGTGTCAATTATTACCTTATCAATGTATACATCCTTGAAATATGATAGACTTAAAACTGAACAATCCAAATAAAGTCCCTTATCACAAGGAAGAATATACAATTTGTTATAATCTACCATATTATAAAAAAAATTTAATGGGGTGAGGTAGATATTTCTACCTCACCTCCAATATGATTAGAGAGTTGCAATAGTAAGACCTGTAGCATTATTAAGTGCAATAATAATTGGGTTCAATACTGTCTTATCCTCTGCTACAATAGTAATATCTTTTTCAGACTTTTGAGGTCCTTCATTAGGTCCAACATAAGCATAATGTATATCTAATGTATAGTAAGCTTTAGTAGGATCTACTAAGTACTTTGTAGGAATAACATTAGGCCAACCTACATTTCTATAAATATCTCCCCTCTCACCCATGCAGAAATATTCAAGGTCTGCTATATTCTTACCATTATTTATAACCTTTTCTGAGTCAGTAAGCTCTACTACACCCCAAATAACTTCATCTCCATCTACTCTAATACTATCAGGATATACATCAAATAATACAGGTACTTGAGATTTTATACCTAATACCCACTCTTGTTCTGCCTCTGTTATGATAACTCCAGTATAAGTATCACCAAGATCAGCTTTTTTAGTATATGCTGTTACTTCTTCAGAAGAAGCAGAAGTTTTTAAAGCAATAGTAACAAATGGTACTAATTCTCTACTAAAGTTCTTAGCCAAAGATAAAGCTAATTCTCTATAAAAATCAGAAGCTGTCATACCTGCAAAAGCATGAACAGTACCAAATTTATAGTATAAATCTTCATCTGAGGTACCAAAAGCTCTACTAATACTTACTCTAAGTAGATAGTCCTGACCAGCAACTGGAGAGCCATTATTTATACTACTATCAAGAGTAACTGTAACCTGCTTGAGCTTTCTTTCCATAGCTGAAGCATTAGTAGCTTTAACTGATATAATATCTTTAATATTAATAAGATCACTTCTTACTTGACCTCCAGCACCAATATAATTAAAATACATGTGAGACTTTTTCTCATCTGTTTTCAGGTTTATAGTACCAGGATCTCTACTTACAGGTGCCCAAGTCTGGCTACTATCAGTATATGTCTTATCTACTTTCTTTGCAACAAAAAGTTGCCTTACTTGATTTGTTGAAAAAGTTGCCATTAAATCAAATATTTAATTTAACAATATTAATTTTTAGTATTTATGGATTTACTTATAAGAGCCAATTTTACAGCTCTATCTAATATTTCTCTATGAATAGAGGAACTTAATGTACATTCTGAGTATTTATTATAGCCATTAATAGTTAACTCTTCTGGGAGATCTTCTAATATTATAGGAGTAGGCTTACTTAAGTATCTTACTTTATAACTTTTTATATTATACTTAGATATTAATTCTATTACATTATTATCTAAATCTAATCTTAATATTCTTCTGTCATTAGCCCCTCTAAATGGATTACCTTTTAAAAGTGCATAAGAATCCTGTGTAATAGGTACTACTTTAAATTCTGTATTATTTTTACATCCTGCATTAGTATCATCTATAATAGCAGATTCATAAGTAATAAACCATAAATTATCAGGTAATTTATAAAATACAGAATTCTCAGCTAGTCCATTGATACCTTCCTCTTTATTATCAATTATTGAAGTTAATACTAAATTACTTAGAGATCTTCTTATTTCTTCAGTATTCTCAAAAGAATCTCCAGTAGGGGTTTTCCCAGTATATATACTTATAATTAAATCTTCCTGAGCTTTAGTTAGGAGTACTGATTTCTCATATTCATCTAATTCTATACTAGATTCAGCTGTATTATAGCTATTTAATAAAGTATCAAACTCATTAGAAAATTCAGCATTATTCATTATTCACTTCTTTTCCCTAGTTCTACATTACTATTTAAATCTCCCTGATAGGCAGCTTTAGCTAGTTCTACAGCTCTTTGTAATATCTCAGGATGTATTTCCTCATCTAATTCACATTCTGATGAATTATGTATTCCTTGTATTGATAGATCATCTCCAAGATCTTCTATTATTATAGGTGCAGGCCTTCTTAAATATCTTAACCTATATTTTTCAAAAGTATTATTATGACCTATTACAAGAGCAGCCCTTTTTCCTATAGTATCATTATCTACAAGGATCCTCCATGCTTGATCTTTTAAAGGCTGTTTATATGGCTTAGAGTTAAGCCTGAGATACTCATCATATTTAATAGGAACTACCTGAAGAATCTTATTCTTAGTTGTACTGTCTATCTTATAACTAACCTCTACTGTTTCATTAATTACAACAAATACTTTAATATCATTTGGTATTGTTATTTCTACAGAATTGTCAGGATTAGTGAAATCAGGTTCTGATTGACTAGTTACACTATAAGTACTCATTAAATTAGAGAAATCTACCTGTCTTTTTTGAGACCCATCAAATCCTTCTTGATACTTATTACCTCTTGGATTAAAGTAATTTTTTACTAATTCATTTTGTGCTTTAGTTAGGAAAACAGACTTTTCATATTCATCAAGACCAGGGGACTGACCACTAGTTATGTTATTGAATAATACATCAAATTCATTAGAAAATTCTGTTAAAGTCATATTATTTTAATTTAGCTTCTAAACTAAGCTTAAGTTGTTGATTCTTTGGTAGATTAATATATCTAGCAGCTACATTTAATGTAGGATCTTCATTAGGACCACATAATGGACTGTTATCACTACTTAGATATATAAAGTTACCTTTCTTAAACAATAATCCTGCTTCTAAGGATTTCTTTATTAGCACCTTTGTATCCAAAAGAGGATCTGTAATAACCCTTAAGAATAATTTACCATTAGACTGAATTAAATCATTTACCTTAGCCTGTAAAAATTCTAATTGTGTATTAGGAGCCAGAGGTCTTCCATCTATGGTTTCAATGATTACTCTTAATTTATCCATATCATTTTCTACTTTACCCAACTCTTTATAGCACTGCATGGTAGTAGTCATATTACTCTTAGCCATCTTAGTTTCTGCTCCTTCTTCAATAATAACATATTCATAAGTAGCTTTAGGTGAGTCTTCCAAAGCCTGTATACTAGGAGCTATAAAATCTTTATTAGCAAGAAGTATTTTATATCTTATATAATCTTCTGGGTCTGATAAATCTAAGAAGTTATCTTGTTTATGAAGTCTTACTTTTGAAATACCATTATCATTAGAATCATCCCAGAAGTTTCCTTCTTTTCTATAAATACTTAGAGCATTATGTTCTAAGCCCATAATCTCTTCAAGGAATTCTTTCTCATTGTCTGTTAATACATTTACATACATACCTGAAGATAATCTAGGTACTACATAGGTTTTAACAGAATTTTCTGCCATTCCTCCATAAAGAATATGCTTAGGATTAGTTACTAATCCTGATTGTTTAGAAATATGCCTAATAATAATCCTCTCATGTCTTAGGCAATTTATACTTGTTGATTCTTTAGTATAAAGAACCTGTTCAGTTTTTCTTTGTTTCTTTACTTTTGGTGCTTCTTTAGGAACTTCAGTCATTGGAAGTTCCTCATCTACTATAATAGTCTCTTCCATTTTTATTTATGTTAATTTAAAATCTCCTGAACTAAAAATTGAAGGGAGGGGATATTTCCCCTACCCTTTTATCCCTGTAATATTGCAGGTATTAATGACATGGTTCTAGTAGGATCTAGAACACAGATACCTAAGGTTGCCATTCTGTGGATAACAGCAGCATCCTCATCAAAGGACATATTCATATTATTTAACTGTCCTGTATAAGGATTTCTTAAACCCCACTGATATCCTCTTAATTCAGTTTGTCCCTTAATCTTACATTTAAAGATATTAGGCTGGTCCATAGTACCAATATACATAATATCATATCTGTAAGAGAATGCAGGACCTCCATTAGGATGTTGAATCTTATTTCTTACTGGATCATCATAGACATTGTGTTATCGTATAGCTTTTTATCTATACTTCTTACAATTTATTATCTTGTAAGTTCAGCATATATCACCATCCTTAATATTTAAGGATGTAGGACACTCGTGGAAGTATTTTATTCTTATTTCTAAGGTTCAACTTCTATGCGTTACACTGACTCAAGTACTTTAACTCTTGAGTTTAGCACGGTGTTATCCACATTAAGGGAAATAAGCATGTCATATAAATGCTTTCCTATCTCAATAGTTCCCCTATTAAATTCAGCTTTAGGGAATTTTAATTTGAGATGTTTCCAGGTTTTACCTTGAATTATGTTTCTTATAGTTACATGACCTACTTTATATAATTTAGAAATCAGTTTTATACTGAATCCATAATCAAGTAATATAGGAATAAGTCTAACCATATCATTAGTAAGTGGTGATAAATCTTCTCTATGTTTATAGGAGTATTTAGAAGCATGAAGCATATTATCATGTTTACTTACCCATTCAAGATTTATGACTTTGTTATTATACTTATTACAATCTATGTGATTTACTTCAGGAAGTTTAAAAGGATTTGAAAGAAATGCTTTAGCCACTAAAATATGAACTTTAATAGTTTTTCTTCCATGTAAACCTACAAGTGTTACTTGTAAGTATCCTGAATTATCATCATGTTGATGAATAAATTTCTTATAACATTCACTATATATCTTACCTGTATTGTATATCCTATAATTAGGATATTCCCTTAATTTTCTATATTCTTCTATCATAGTTTTTAGCTATTAAAACAATATATCAAAAGGACTTCACCGTTTTTGTCCTATTATTCAAAATACATTACTGTATTAGGCCGCTCTATGAAAATTTAACGGATCTACATCAAGTTTAACTCTTACACCATTAGGTGCTTTGTATTCTACAAATTGGAAACCAGCTGACAGAGCATTCTGATGAAGAACTGATTGAGTCTTCTGAACAACACCAATAGAGTT